TTACCATCCGGTCAACACGCGGGGGGTAGGGGTGCCCCCCTAGGGGTCCACGCGCTGCGTGTCCCCGTCGACCCGGTGTGCACCAGGTACCTCTAGGGTACACCCACCCACACCAGAACACAACCCCCTCTGCGCAGCGAGTCTGCGCACCCCAGCCGGCGTACCCCGCACCCTGCCTACCCACCTCCCCCAGCCACGCACCCTGCGCACCCCACTAGCCCTGCCTGCCCCCCTGTACCCCGCACCCCCTGCTGCCCCACAGCACCCCTGCCTGTGCGACGCCCTGTGCCCGATGCGACAGCGCCTCGGCACCGAGGATGCGTACGGGCTCGACGCCGCCTCGGCTACTGGGCGCGATGCGACTCGGGATCGACGGAGGCTCCGCATCGAGGGGATGGCTGAGTCTTCGAGATACGGAGGTGACCAGCGGAAACGCGGACTTTCGACGTAACGAGAAATTGGTGGGGCCGAACCCCTTGACTCGTAACGAGGGTGCTGTATTCTGGACGTATCAGGCACACAGAAAGGAGTTCCGAAATGAGCACCATCACCACCTCGGATCTGATCGCCGAGTACGAGGACCGGATCGCGGGCCGCTGGGTGAAGTGCCAGCTGGGCTCGACCCGCGCTGTCTCCCGGCAGCGGAAGATCAATGACCTGGTCGATGAGATCAGCCGCAGGGCCGACGATGGCGATCCCGTCGCCTTGTCCTGGTACGAGGCCTGATGGCCTCCGGCCCGGGCTTCGGCCTGGGCCGCCCCCTCCCCCCTCCCCCTCCCTTCCGAAAAGGACTAGTCAGATGACCATCACCAAGCGCATCGCAGCCGGCTTCTTCCTCATCGCAGCTCCGGCTGTCATCGCGACTCCGGCGTGGATCGCATCGGCCGATCCAATCACGTTCGATCAATCCTCGTTCCCGTGCGATGAGGATGAGGTGCTCGGGTTCAGCCCCGAGTTCGGCCCCGACAAGGTCGGTTGCATCCACATCGAGGACGTGCGATGACCCCCCGCGCCGGAGATCTGGTGAAAGTCCGCGACCCATTCGATCGCCGCCGTCGCATCGTGGCTCGGGTGGATCGGGTCGTGCGGTCTCAGACCGCGGCGAACGTCCGCGATGTACTTGTTCTGGAAGGCATAGACGGCACCTTCGGGATGCGAGATGTGGTGGAGATCCTCGGCGAGCCTACCCACGAGGAGACTCCAGCAGCCTTTGAAGCCTTGAGGGTTCTATGGACCGCTTCAGCTCGTCAGGTGGCTGAGCACCTAAATATCTCGATCAGCGCTGCCCGTCGGCAGTTGAAGGCGCTGGAGGGCCGGGGAGTGGTAACGAGCCGCCGCGTCACCGGTTACAGCGATTGGGGCCGGATGACGACTATCACCGAGTATATGCTCACTCCCGCGTACGCCAAGGCGGAGGTGCTGGAGACCATCCCGCAGATGATCGACGAGCTTGGGCCGTACGAGGCGCGCAGGGCCGCGATGCAATACGGGATCACCCACGAGGAGTACCTAACCGCGAAGGAGTCGAAACGATGATCGATGACATCATCAGCCGGCTGTACCACGGCACGTGGTCCGGCCCGGACACCGATAGTCAGAATCCCCGCATCGCTCCCGGGGATCGGGTCTACCACAACGGGGAGCCGGTGACTGTGCTTCATGCGGGCCCTGCCCGAACCCACTTCATCCGCGGCCACCACTCGTGGACCGCGGGTTACACCCGAGACCTGACTTGGGAGAAATAGGGGACAGCCGATCGAAGCCCCTGGCCTTCGGGTCAGGGGTTCTTTCGTGTCTGACCTGGCTTGATACGTAACCGGAAGAATCTTGAAATTGACCCTTGACACGTAACGCGGTTACGAGTAAAGTCAGTCGCATGAACATGATGCTGAACACCCGCTACACCAAGATCGACCGCCACTTCGGCCGGTGCACCGTCAAGGGCTGCGCGACCCGCAAGGTCATCGACGGCAAGCCGTATGTCGGCGAGGGCACCAGCGCGGTGCCGATCTTCTACGGCGGCTTCAACGGCCCCCAGCTGATCGCCGCGGGTCTGTTCTGCACCGAGCACAACAAGCACCTCACATGGACCCAGCTGCAGGCCCGGACCAACCCGGAGAAGACCTGCAACGGCGTCTGCATGGGCGCAGTCGGCGGGTCCTGCGACTGCGCGTGCGGCGGGGAGAACCACGGCAAGAACCACATCGGCTGAAGGTCAGCCGGCCGACCTACCTGGGCAAGGAGTCAGACATGATCGTCAACGGTATCGAGTGGACGCACCCGCGGTTCTCCACTGCGTACTACGGATTCAACCCCGGAGAGCTGCGCGCTGAGGCCGAGGGAATCGAGCTGGTCGCGTGGCTTCGGTCGACCCCTAGGCACGAGACCTACTGGACCGTACGAGGCACCCGGGGCGACGACCGACTGTTCGAGGTGAACTTCGACATGCGAGAGACCGCTCTGGTCGGGGCGTCGATTCTCGTCGAGAAATTCTTCGACGAATCACTTGACACGTAACCGGCGATGCGCTTATGATTGAGTCATCCCGATCGGGGAGGTCCCCCGAAGCCCGAGAGCCGGGTAATCCCCGGCACCCACCGAGTCCGAGGTAAGCCCTCGGTTACCGAGTTCACAGTCCCCCGGAAGGGCCGGCGGACAGAAAGGAGTCCCGAAATGAACAGCACCGTGAAGCAGGCCATCGCCCTCGGTCTCGAGGCCGGCGTCCGCGTCGACGCTTGGGGCGGCGATGAGGTCCGCCTCAACGGCGGAATGATCATGTCCGCCTCGGACGCGATCGACTGGGGCATCCGCCGGGTAGCAGCCCGGTAACCCCGGGCTCTGAGCCCTCGGCCTTCGGGTCGGGGGCTTTCTCTTTGACCACGACTTGACACGTAACGAAAGGATGCGCATGAGAATCCTTGACCTTTTCTCCGGAGCAGGAGGGGCCGGTGCTGGGTATCGCCGAGCTGGCTTCGAGGTGGTCGGCGTGGACATCGATCCGCAGCCGAACTACCCCTACGAGTTCCACCAGGGGGACGCGCTGAAGTACCTGCTGGAGCATCATCAGGAGTTCGACGCGTTCCACGCATCACCCCCTTGCCAGGCGTTCACCAACGCTCAGAAGATCCGGGGCAACGATCACCCCGACTACGTCACCGCGACCCGGGCAGCGTTCGACCTGATCGGTAAGCCGTGGGTGATCGAGAACGTGCCGGGTGCTCCGCTGATCCTGCCGATCGAGCTGTGCGGGTGCATGTTCCCGGGGCTGCGGACCTACCGTCCGCGGCTGTTCGAGCTGAACTGGGAGCTGGGATCGCGGATCAATCAGCCCGAGCACCGGCCGCACACCGCGCGCACCACGAAGATGGGCCGGCCACCTCGGCCTGGCGAGTTCATGCACGTGGTAGGGAACTTCTCCGGCGTGGCGCAGGCCCGGGAGGCTATGGGCATCGATTGGATGACACGGGATGAGCTGCGCGAGTCGATTCCGCCGGCGTACACCGAGTTCATCGGCCAGCATTTGATGAGCTACCTCGTGGAGAATCAGCCCGCAAATTCTTTTGGATACCCACTTGACTCGTAACCAAACCTCGGGTTAGAGTGGTCTCAACAACAAAACAAAGGCCAGCAAGATTCAGGTGAGCCCAGACCGCGCGTTGACCCTGATGCAAATCCCGTGTAATGCGGAGCCCCGGCCCACAACATACTTTGAAGTCCAGCTCTGAGCCGAAGAACGTGGCTACGACGAGCGGGCACGAGCAGGCAGGTTCGCTCAGCCGACATCACCGCGCTGACCGTGTTCGATTCACGGCTGCTCACGCTGACTTGATTCGTAACCAGAAGGGGGATGACATGACCATCCACATCGCATCACGCGGACCCGCGGGCTGGACAGCCCGGGTGCTGTTCACCGCGGGCACCGTGCTCACCGTCGTCGACGAACGCGGTCGACGGCACCTGATCGACACATCTAAGACCACTACACGCCGCATCGCGGCTTGACACGTAACGGAAGGAGAGGGATCGATGATCCGACAAATGCTGGTCTGCCCCACCTGCGACGGGAGTGGGGCAGGGTCCGCGCCGATCAAAGGATTCACCTGCAACGCAGGGCAGTGCAGCGACTGCCGTATGAGCGGTGAGGTGTCCGTTGAACGATGGGAGCGTCTAACGGGTCAGAAGTACCCCGATGCGCACCGTTACGATCCAGGTGCGCGATGACCGCCCACGGGACACGCTCGCGACAGGAGCTGATTCTGGCCGAGTTGGCGCGGGCCAACGAGACGATCCGTCGGCACGACGCGATCGTGACCGCCGATGACGACGGCGAGAGCTTCTCGTACGTCGACCCGAGCAAGCTACCCGAGGACTTCCTCGAATACTACGCGGGGCTCAGGACAACTGCCTACGCATTCGGGGTGCCTCTATGACCAGCACACACGCGTGGATCGCCACGCTCTCGACCCCGGAGCTTCAGCGCATGGTCACCTCGGTGAACCGTGTCGCGGCAGCTGCCGCTGCTACCGAGCTCGCGTTGCGAGGAGAGACCCGATGACCTTGAGCGATGCAATAGACCTGATCAACGACGAGCGCGTGAAGTGGCTCCTCTTCTGCGAAGAGGCCGCGGCCCGCGGCGACGAGAAGGGCTGCCTAGTCGGCGGGGCACGGGCCAGCGGACTGGCAGACGCACTGGTAATCCTGGCGAAAGTGGGTTCCTGATGAACGAGACAGAACTCAAAGCGTTCAACCAGATCATCGCGGCATCGTACTCGCCGGCTGAGCTTCGCAAGCTGTACCGACGGAGCAACCCGGGCATGCCGCTGAGCATCGAGCTGGTGTTGTCGGTCGGTGCGATCGTCGCGGGTGCGGCGCTGATGTTCCTGATCACGAAAGCGGTGGGGCTGTGAGCGGGGAGTGGTTCGAGACCGAGTACGGGGCGATGCACCACTCGGACAACTGGCAGCTGGTCGCGAAGACCAACGGGTCGTACGACTTGTACCAGTTCGAGCGGGGCGACAACCCGTTCTGGTTCAAGATCCTTAACACCGATCTGGAGACAGCGAAGGTGTACGTCGAGTTCGTAGAGCGAGAGGACGTGGACGCGTGACCACTCCAGACCAGGTTTCGCCTCCCCGGGAGGATGGCGCAACGCCTCCCGGGGAGCTGCGGCTCACCGATCGTTGCGACGCGTGTTCTGCCGCGGCTATGGAGCGCTGGGAGAACGGTCAGTTCGAGCTGCTGTTCTGCAAGCACCACGCCACCGTCCACGCTGAGGGGTTGTTCACCGCGTCGTGGGTACGTACTGAGTCGTGGGCGTTCGTCCGAGAGAACCTGTCGGGAACCGTCGGGCTGAAGAGAGTGAGGCAGGTGTAGCACATGGCCTATGAGCACGCACGGGATATACCTGATCCCACGTTTCTTCGGGCCGTAGAGGAGGCCACAGGAGCCGTAGCCCCTGGCTGGGCTATGCGAGGTGATGTGACTAGGTTACTCGGCGGCGTACCCCTCGGTGCAGATTTACCGAGTGAAGACGTTCCTGGGGTCCCGTGGAAGGTCGTGCTAGCCAAGTTCCGTAGATGCCGAGGTCGCGGTCTGGTTGAGGGTTGCGACTGCGGATGTAGAGGCGACTGGGAACTCACCGACAAAGGACGAGAGCTGCTGAGGGGTGCTTATGACTAAGCGCCTGGCCTTCGTCGTCTGGTTCATCGTCGGCGCTGTGATGCTCGCAGCGGCCCTGGTAGCCCCGTCAGCACGCGCTGACGGGTTCTCCGGGTGCGAGCATCGGTCGGTGTCTCACCAGCTGGAGCACGGCGGTCTCAGGGCCGATTCTGACTGGCACGTGGCCCACGGTGACCTGCCGACGTGCGATCAGGAGAAAGAATCCGAGAGCAAACACGGCTCAGCCGGCCAGGGCAAAGACCGCGGGAAAGACAAGAAGAGTCGCTACTGCCGGAAACGGTGGTACTGCTGACCAGCGGATCCGCTGCGGATCGAGTCGTGGTCTGGTAGCTGTAACGCCGGTATCGGTTGTGACGATGCCGGTTCAGCTACGAACTTAGTGACGTTTGACACTTGCGCCGGACTAGATCAAGTGGTCTACTTTCTCCCACGGGGGAAGAGTCCCAGATCTGGGACACCAGAAAACTACGTCGCACTGTCAAGTATCGAGGGGGTTGTGCCTTGCGCTGTAACAAGATGCAAGATACGTTGGTCTGTAATACAAGGAGGACCGATGAGAACCACCAGAGAACAGCTCCCCCGCCTCTCACTAGAAGTGATTGAGGCTCTGAAAGCTACGGGGGAGACTGAGGCAGATATCGCCCGGATGTACGGTGTGACACCACAGGCTGTTTCATGGCACGTCCACACGTACGGAGGCAAATTGACCGCCCGGCAGGTTATCCGCCGCGAATACCCGTTCAAGGTACCAGAGCCTCTTTCTCAGTGCACGCCGCATAAACGCCTAAGGGATCATGGCGAATACATCGCCACACGCGGCAAAGGCATGAAAGAATACAAGCTGAAGCGTCTCCGGTCGTTTTACCGGATGCTTCGTGAGAACAATTGGGTTGTCGAGTTTGATCCGAACATCCCGCCTATACCCGGCGTCAGCAAACGCGGGGGTTGGGCATACAGGGAGCGCCAGGAATCCGACGAAGACCTACTCATCAGAGTCAACGAATACACAACTCTGTCCGAGATCGGACGTCATCACATCTGGCGTTTCCCGAGCGTGGAGCCCTGATAACCACCCGCCCCTTTTCTTAGAAGAATGGTTTGCACCGCATGTTCGAGATCACTTCCCGAGTTATCGGTAAGACAATCGTCCCTACTCTGAACGTGGTTAAAGACGCGTATATCCGCGCTAATACACTCGATCTGGTCCCCGGAATTCGCGGCCTCCACGTTTACCGTTCTACGTGGCTAACCGACGACAGCTACCTTTACCGGGAAGTGAAAGAGTTCATCGACAGGTATTGCGAGCCTGACGCTGTCGAGCGCGAAGAGCGTCACGGCGACAAATACATCATGGGAGAAATCGGGGAATTCCTGAGCTATATTCTCCGCCGCGAATATCAGCCCGCGGACTTCAACCCGTGCCCGTTGCTCGTGGAGCTGGGCCTGGCCAAAAAGCGTCGCTGCAACGCGACTCGCAAGCCTAAAGAGGAGGCAGCATCATGAGCAACATCTGGGATCAGCCGGCGTACCAACCGGCGTACGCGCCGACCAGCAAGTGGAACGCCCGGCGACTGGCCGGGCTGGGAATCCTTGCGGTTCTGCTGGTGGCGATGATCGCTATGGAGCCGCGGGTGTTCGGACCCATCGCGTTCACCGGGTTGTTCATCGGCGTATACCTGCTGCCGACCCTGGTCGCTACGGTGCGCAAGTCGCACCTGCTGGGGCCTGTGACGGTCGTGAACCTGCTGCTCGGATGGACGTTCATCGGCTGGGTTGTGGCTCTCGCTATGGCGGTCAAGGACTCTCGTGGCTGACACTGACAACTTGACTCGTAACTACACGTACGAGAAGAAACCCCGGTCGGTCTCGCAGCTGTCGCAGTTCGACAAATGCCCGTTCAGCTGGAAATTGGCCAGGCATGAGCGCGTGTGGAAACGTCCAGCGGCCTGGCTTCAGCAGGGTACTGGGGTTCACGCGGTGGCTGAGAAATACATGCTCTCGAAGCTCGCCGGCTCACCGCTGACGCGCGAAGAGTGCTATGAGATCTTCAAAGCCGAGTACGCCGACGGGATCAACGAAGCTACCGAAGAGACCCCGAACCTCGGCTGGTGGTTCGCTTCCGGGCCGTACCGCGGCGCGGACGACATCGAACGTCGCTGGGGTATCGGGCTGCAGCAGGTGGACAAGACCCTGGACTGGATCGACAACCACCAGAGCCTAGAGGTATGGCACACACCGGACGGTGCCCCGGGGATAGAGCTCGCGATCGAGTTCGAGCTCGATGGGATAGAGATCCGGGGCTACATCGACGCGGTGCTGGTGCTCGACGGCGAGTTGCTGGTGGTCGACTGGAAGACCGGACTCAAGCCCGGGGATGACTTTCAGCTCGCGGTGTACGCGCTGGCGTTGAAACAGCTGTACGGCGTCGAGATCACGCGCGGTGTGTACTTCATGGCGAAGACCGGTAAGCCGACGTATCCGTACGACCTGACGGACTGGACGCGGGAGAAGATCTCGGCCCGGTTCCACGAGATGGAGCGGAAGCTGGAAGCAGGGGACTTCACGCCTAAGCCAGGCGCTAGCTGCGCGAGGTGCGACGTGGCGTTGAGCTGTGAATACTCTATGGCCTAAAACTTGATTCGTAACGAGAGGTAACGATGAGCAATCCATCACTAGCGACCGAAGAGCAGCTGACCGAGCTGTTCGGGGTCGATACAGACACAGTCCGACGCTGGCGCAAGCAAGGGCTCGCCGCGGTCGGGGACTACTCGCCGAAGTGGGGTAAGCCGACGCCGTTGTTCAGCGTCGCATCCGCTGCCCGGTATCACAGGAAGGGCTGAGCCTTGGTCGAACGATGGACTCTTGCCGACCCGGCGCTGAAAGCGACCGTGACCAAACGGCCAGGCCCGGGGAACCTCTTGGACGTCGAGCTGGAAGACAAGAGAGCGGTTCACGAACTCGGCGGGGTGCTGCGCGCCGCCCGCCGGGGTCTTCTCGGTCCTCCGCTGGTGAAGTTCCTCGGTACGACCGAGTCGGCGCTGATCAAAGCTACCGACAAAGTCTGGGCTGAAGAAATCAAGGCCAAAGAGGAAGGCCGCACGATCTACAACGGGCTCATAGCGAGAGGTACGAAGTGAACAGGCTGGCTATGGCTGCGCTCGGAGGGTTGTCCCTAGCCGGCGCGCTGGTGTTCGGGATAAGCACCGGGATCGCCCGGGTTATCGCTGTTGAAGACACGACGGAGGAGGTGCCCGATTCTCTCGATCTTGCAGTCGATTGACGCTAAAGGATCTGCCGGTGACCCTCTGCCTGTACCGTTCCGGTCGCTGACCAAGCAGGGCATCAACTTCCTGCGAGGTCAGCTGGCGCTGATCGCGGCAGCACCCGGAGGGGCTAAGTCGGCGTTCACGCTCGCTCTAGCGCTCAAAGGACGTATCCCGACGTACTACCTCTCGGCTGACTCGGACGCGTTCACGCAGTCGACGCGCATCCTCTCGATGGAGCTCGGGATGCCGCTGGCTGAGTCAGCTCGGGCGGTACGCGAAGGTCAGTTGCCTCCGCAGGTGCTGACGTGGAACGCGGCCCCGGGGAATCCGAACGGTATCCCTATCCGGCTGAACTACTCGGCGCAGCCGACGCTCAAGGTCATCGAGACCTCGCTGGCCGCGTACGAGGAGACGTTCGGGAACCACCCGCAGCTGATCGTGATCGACAACATCACGAACGTCATCACCGGGGTAGCCGCGAACGACGAGGACCCGTTCGGTGGTCTGGAGGTCCTGATGGACTGGCTGCACGAGAAAGCCCGGGAGACCGGCGCGTGCATCATCGGTCTGCACCACGTCACCGCTGACAACAACTCCGGTGACAAGCCGATCCCGCTGTCGGGGATCAAGGGGCAGATTGGTCGCGTACCCGAGCTTGTAGCCACCTTGCACCGAGTCCCGTCGACGTTCGGCGGGGACACGCTGCGTGTAAGCGTCGTTAAGAATAGGTCGGGCCGAGCCGATCCCTCAGGCCGGCTGTACGCCGAGCTGAAGTTCGACGGCTCGAAGATGGAGATTAAGGATTTTTGATGCCCGATAACTTGATTCGTAACGAGAAACAGGACGTCACGGTGTTCACCACCGGTCCTGATTGTTTCAAGTGCACGCTCACCAAGAACGCGTTGACCCGCGGCGGTGTGGAGTTCCGGGAGGTCCGCGTGGACCAGGACCCCGAGGCTCTGAAGCTGGTGAAGCAGAAAGGCTACGAGACCGCTCCGGTGGTTCACGTCGCCAGCACCGGCGCGTGGTGGGACGACTTCCGGGCCGACAAGATCCGGGAGCTGATCAAGGCGGCTAAGGCGTGAGCATCGAGCAGCTGATCGCGTACTCGATCATCGCGTGGGGCGCAGGGCTGTGGTTGGTCGGGTGGCTAGATGGCGGCGGCTAAGAAACCACGTCGCTGCGTCGACTGCCGAGACGCGGGTAGGCCGCTCACACGGCCCGCGCCTCACCCGGGACCGCGCTGCGCCACGGACTGGCGACTGAAGAAGTCAGACCGCAGGGAGACGGCCAGGGAGCAACGTCTGATCGACACCTACGACATCGACCTGGATGAGTACGGCAAGATCAAGGCTTACCAAGGAGGCAAGTGCGCTATCTGCCGTATCGCCACCGGAGCCAGGCGCGCACTCGCCGTCGATCACGACCATGCAACGGGTTACATCCGGGGCTGCCTCTGTAAGCCCTGTAACGTAATGCTGGGCCGCGCAAGGGATTCCACGGAGTTCTTCGAGCGCGCTATCGAGTATCTGAAGAGCCCGCCCGCGTTCGCGGTGATCGGGAAGCGTATCGCTCCGATCGAGCGAGAGAAGCTTTCGGCACGCGCCGAACTTGACACGTAACCACTGGGAAGGGGTTATCTATGAGCTTGGATATCCGAATCGGCGACTGCCGAGACGTGCTAGCGGAAATGGAAGACGCCAGCGTCGATTCCATCATCACCGACCCGCCCTATGGGCTCGAATTCATGGGCAAGGATTGGGACGCGCCCTGGAGGACAGGTAACGGCTTTCGCCGGTCACAGAATCCGTCCGATACTGGGCGGGACAATGTGTTTGGGCGGCAGTCGAAGCGTGGCCCTGAGTACTTCGCAGGGGCAGAGTTCCAACAGTGGTGCACGCAGTGGGCGACCGAGTGCCTGCGAGTCCTCAAACCGGGCGGGCACCTGTTCGCCTTCGGAGGTTCGCGCACCTGGCACCGCCTGACCGTTGCCATTGAGGACGCCGGTTTCGAGATCCGCGACTCCATCGCGTGGCTGTACGGCAGCGGGTTTCCGAAGTCGCTCGACGTGTCCAAGGCCATCGACAAGGCGGCGCCCGCCACCGATGCCGTCAAGCAGTGGCAGGGCTGGGGCACCGCGCTGAAACCCGCCTTTGAGCCCATCGTGGTCGCGCGAAAACCGCTGGCGGGCACCGTGGCGGCGAACGTGCTGGCGCACGGCACCGGGGCACTCAACATCGACGCCTGCCGCGTGGGCGACGACGTGCTGCAAGGTCGCTGGCCGACGAATGTTGTGCTTGACGACGCGCAGGCTGCCGAGCTCGGGGAGCCCCGGAAGTTCTTCCCGGTCTTCAAGTATCAGGCCAAGGCTCCCACCAAGGAACGGCCCAGCTACGTCAAGGAAGACGGGACCAAGGTGGCGCACCCAACGGTGAAGCCCGTCGCCTTGATGCGCTGGATCGCGAAACTGTCAACCCCACCGGGCGGAGTGGTCCTCGACCCCTTCGCAGGCTCCGGTGCGACAGCCGAGGCGTGCATCCTCGAAGGCTTCAAGTGCATCGCCATCGAAAAAGAGCCCGACTACATCCCTCTCATCGAGCAGCGGCGCGTTAGAGCCGTGTCCGCGACTTGACACGTAACCACTAGGAAGGAACACCATGAACCAGCCCGTACCAACCGCCCGCCCGAACCTGATCCGTCAGCAGGTCCTGAGCGAGCTTCTAGCGAACAAGACCGTCACCCGAGTGGAGACACAGCCCAAGAAGGGGCCGAAGCTCACGACGATCCACCCGGTCACGGGGGAGAAGGTCACCTACCAGTCCTACGTCGACGAGCCGGTTACACGCGTGGTCCCGGGTCTCGCCGGTCACGTCTCGGAAGAGAACATCGACCGCACGGCCCGGAGGTGGGGCAAGTGAGTTTTACCGGCTGGATGAAGATCGAGGCGTTCATCAAGGTCGATCCGACGGTGGACACCGAGGACGTCTACGACCTGATCGACGAGACGCTCAAGCGCGAGTTCCCGTACCACGAGGGCGTCGACGTGTACGAGGTCGTCCGGTGGAACCTTCACAAACGCTGATCGCGAAGGTCATCGAGCGCCTGGCCCCTGACTGGGTTCCGCCCGAGGACACGGGCCGGGTGTGGATTCCCTGCCTCTGCTGGCACCACGAGGAGTCGCGGCCGTCCGCCGCGGTGTCGTACCAGCTGAACGCTTTCAACTGCCTCGCTTGTTCGGCGCGGGGCAACGCGATCACGTTGCTGATGACTTACGAGGAGGTGAACTATCAAACAGCAGTCGAAAGAGCACAAGAGCTATCTCCTTCAGGCGTCGCAGCGTTATCACAAAGCGCTGGCTGGGTCCGCCGCCGAGGAGTATCTGGCAACCCGCGGGCTGACCGCGCCGGCTATCGCAGAGGCGGTGACGCAGTTTCGCCTCGGGTACGTGGAGGAACCGCTGCCGGGTCACGAGATGTACAAAGGGATGCTCGCTATCCCTTACCTGCGATGGGCTCCGGACGAGCGGTGGCAGGTGGTCTCGCTGAGGTTTCGTCGCCTAGACGCCGCCGAGGGTAAACCGAAGTACCTGACCGTCCCAGGTGACACCGGGCGGCTGTACAACACGCTGGCGCTGCTGCAACCGGCTCAGCGCGTCGGGATCGCGGAGGGCGAGATCGATGCGTTGACAGCGTCTGTCGCGGGGTTCCCCACGGTCGGGGTTCCCGGTGCGCAGGCGTGGAAAGAGCACTTCCGCGAACCGTTCCTCGGGTACCGGGAGGTGTTGATACTCGCGGACGGTGACGATGCGGGTATGCAGTTCGCTGAGACGGTGGCGGGTGTTCTGCCCAACGCCAAGATCATCCCGATGCCCGATGGCTCGGATGTCAACGACCTGGTGCTCAGCCAGGGAGTACAAGCACTGAAAGACAAGGTAGGGATATGACAGAAAGCATCCTGGAAGAGGCGCGGCGCCTGATCCACGGACCTCGCAACAAGAACTACGGGCACCCCCGGGAGAACTTCGCCGACATCTCCGCGTTGTTCTCCGCGTACCTGGAGCGCCCGATCACCGACCTCGACGTCGCGAACCTGATGATCCTGGTCAAGGTGGCCCGGGTGAAGGGTACGGGGTACCACCGGGACTCTTACACCGACATCGCGGGTTACGCCGGCTGTGCCGAGCGGATCTACGAGGAGCCGGTAGAGGAGGACGGACAGCTCGCCCTGTTCGATTTTCCGCTGCCCGACGACTTGATTCGTAACGAAGAGCACGACTCGCTGTCTTGGGTGGATGCGCTCAACGACATCGCGATCGACCTGGACGAGGACGAGAAGCCAGAACCTCGGGTGTGGCGCAGCTGGACTTCGGTTCCCGAGGGCGTCGTCGTAACCGACAAGGACGGCGACACCTACCGACGAGGGCAGGGGGGCTCCTGGGAGTTCCTGCTCAACTACGACCCGTCGGAGTGGGAAGAGTCTTACGTACCCGTCGGGGACCGGAACCTCTACGCCCCCTTCACCGAGGTCGTTCGAGTGAGCGACTACCACGAGATCTACCGCGAGGTCGAAACCCCTCAGAGCGGCATGCATCTGTACATCGACCTCGACACCGTCACCTACACATCTGTCACCAACGCGATCAACGCGCTGGACGACGTCTACCGATCAGTACGCGCGGAGCTATCCCTCCTCGCAGAGAAGGGAACCAAATGACAAAGCGCATCGCCGTGCTGCCCGATGTGCAGCTGCCTTACTCCGACATCAAAGCCCTGCGAGGGTTCATCCAGTTCGTCGCCGACACTCAGCCGGATGTCCTGCTGGGAATCGGCGATTACATGGACTACCCCAGCCCCGCTCGGTGGTCGAAGGGCTCGGCCGAGGAGTTCCTGCCGCAGCTGCAGAAGCACAACGAGATCGGCAAGAAGTTCCTGCAGGAAATCCGCGACGTCTACGACGGCCCTTTCCTGATGCACGAGGGCAACCACGACCTCAGGCCGAGGCAGTACCTGGCCCGGTACGCACCGGCTCTGGGCGAGATGGAAGAGGCCTTCCACTTCCAGAACATGCTGGACTTCGACGGCTTCGGGATCGAGCTGCTGCCCGACTTCTACGACATCGCTCCGGGATGGATCTCGACCCACGGACACATGGGGAAGATCAGCCTCTCGCAGATCGCGGGGTCGACCGCGCTCAACGGGGCGAAGAAGTTCCAGAAGTCGATCGTCATGGGCCACACCCATCGACTCGCGGTAGTGAACCACTCGTTCGGCTACGCAGGCCGCGTGGTGCAGACGGTTACCGGGTTCGAGGTCGGCCACATGATGGACCAGAAGCAGGCTAAGTACCTGCAGTTGGCGACGGGGAATTGGCAGCAGGGATTCGGAATCCTCACCGTCGACGGCAAGCACGTCAAAGCCGAGGCTGTCCCGATCTCGCAGGGGAAGTTCACGGTCGACGGAGAGACCTGGAGGCTGTAGTGGCCTTGACACGTAACGGGAACGTTCTGCCGTACCTGCACTTCGAAGCCCGGTCCCGGGAGATCCCCCGGGTCGAGCTGATCGAGGTTCTGGTCGAGGAGACCTACGCCAAGCGCAGTCTGGAGCCGGTGAATGGATGACTCTCTCCTGGACAAGCGCCTCAGACGAGGTGCGAAGTCCGCAGGGGTGGAGTGGTCTCTGACCGCCGATCAGCTGGAAGACCTGACCGGGGACCTGTGGGTCGCTGTTCTGGAGAAGTCGTCGCGGATGACCGCGGCTACGCAGCCGTCGGAGGGCGAGGCTATCTCGTTCCTGCGCCGCCACGCGTATCAGATCCTGAGCGAGTCCGCGTTCGCGGACGACCTAGCCCGGGGTGACTGGGACTACTCGTCGGAGTCGATCAAAGACGCGCTCAAAGGCCGATCGGACAACGTGTACCTGATGGAGGTGATTCCGCAGGCTGTCTCCCAGCTCGTGGATCGCCACCCGCCGTACGCCGAAGCGCTCAAGGTTCGGTACATCGACGGGGTGGTTCTGCGGGACCAGGCCGCCAAGGACCGGCTGAAGAACGCTCACCGCGCGGTGCTCGAAGAGGTCCACAAGGTCATCAAGCAGACCGACGACCACGACGGGCCAGGCTCACGGTCCAAGGTGTTCCCGGACTCGATCCGGTCGCACAACGGCCCGGGTGACCCTGTCGGGGAGCTGGCTACTCGTCTCGCTGACGACGGGTGGAAGTCAGCCGGCGAGGACGGTCTGACGTACCGGGAGCTGGTCGACCTGGCTACCGCCGAGCAGGCGGCCTCCAGTGCTCCGAAGCATCACCGGGCGTGCCCGGTGTGCCACCACATAGTGCCGATCAGCTCGGGACGGTTCAGGGATCACCTGATCCCGTCCTGCGCAGGGTCAGGGGCTGCCGCGTGAACATCTTCGACGGCCAGTTCAGCGGTATGTCCGGCGTCGACATGTACCGAGCGTGGGTGACGCCTGAGCTCTACCCCAACCAGAAACCAGCCCTCCTGGCTAATTGGCCAGACGAGGACAAAGAGATGTTCGTGGGTGCCGAATGGACCCGCGGCTACAACCGGAAGGAAACCGAATGACTGTCACCACCGATCCCTGGGCCTCGAACGACAACGGCCCCGAGCAGCCCGTCGCCACCACCGCTCCTGCGACCACCGTGGTCAACAACAGCAGCAACGTGGCTCCCGGCGAGGGCAAGATCGTCACCACCCTGAAGGGTGGCCGGGACTTCGACGCGCCGTGGATCGTGATCCACGCTTCGTCGGTCGAAGAGTCCGACGCTCTGTTGGACGCGAAGTTCAAGGACTACATGGACAAGGTGAAGAAGGTCGCCGCGGCGTTCGCGGGCGGATCGACTGCACCGGCTCCCGCGCAGTCCTCGGGCGGCGGGTACCAGCGTCAGGCTCCGCAGGGTGCGCAGGAAGCCCCGGAGTGGGCTCCGCCGAAGCCGTACGACGACTTCGTCTACAAGACCGGTGTGTCGAAGAAGACCGGCAAGGTCTGGCACGCGTGGATGCCTCCGACCAAGGATGACGGTCGCGACGCCAAGTTTTTCTACGCAAATTAACTTGACTCGTAACCACCTAGGAGGGTGTAATTGAGCGAGGAAATCAAGGTTCCGAAGTTCATGGTCATGCTCCAGAACGGGTTGTTCTGGACGTTCCCGGACGACTGCGAGTACCGCATCAGCGGTGACGAGCTGGCAGTCGACTTCGGGGAAGGGGAGTACCGGGTCTTCCCGATCAAGAACAACATCGCCTACTACGGCCGGGTGATGGTCAAGGAAGAAACCCCGGAGGGTCAGATCCGCCGGGAGCTGGGGCTCTAACGTCTCCAGCTTGATTCGTAACGAAGGGAGGGGCGGGTGAAGCAACACCGCTACCAGATCAAGGACGAGACAGTTCTGGTCAACGTCGTAGAGCACGAGGATGATCTCGACGGGTTCGAGAGCTTCATCCGCTCCAACCTCCGGATTCTCGGTCTAGATACCGAGACCACGGATCTGGGGATCTACAAGCAGGACTTCGGTATCCGGCTGATCCAGTTCGGTAACCCGTGGGAGTCGTGGGTCCTGCCGGTGGAGCGGGGCAGCGCGTTCGTAGGAGCCGCCGTCACCGCTCTCCAGAAGGTCCAGCGGTTCGTCATCCACAACGCCGCGTTCGACCTCCAGGTGATCGAGCGGACGCTCGGTGTGCCGATGGAGCAGATGTGGCCGAAGGTCGAGGACACCAAGATCTACTCGCACCTGGTAGACCCCCGGGCCTACAAAGAAGGTGGGACCGGACACAAGCTGGAAGAGCTGACGAAGTTCTACATCGACCCGGTGACCGCCGAAGAGGTCAAAGCCTCGATGGCTCGCCTGGCCAAGAAGCACAAGACCACCAAAGACAAGATCTGGGCGCTGGTCGACCTGGACGACCCGGACTACGAGCTGTACGCCGGCATGGATACGATCCTGGTGTCCCGGCTGCTGGGCAAGGTAGCCCCGCTGGTCCCGGAGTCGTCGCACAAACTGATCCCGTACGAGCACAAGCTCGCCGAGGTGATGTCGTACGTCGAACGCACCGGGTTCCTGCTGGACGTCGACTACTCGGAGAAGCTGTCCGCGGACATGCTGAGGAAGGCCGAGCACTACACCGCGGTGGCTCGTTACGCGTACGGGGTCGACTCGGTGAACTCCACCGAGAAGCTGGCTGACGGCCTGGAGCGTACGGGCGTGAAGATCAAAGGCCGCACGGCCACGGGTAAGCGCCAGGTGAACGCCGAGCTGCTGGAAGCTCTGGCTGAGGAGGGCAACGCGCTGGCGAAGGCTGCGATCGAGGCGAAGAAGTGGGGTTCCTGGGAGAAGACCTGGGTCCGCAACTTCATCGAGCGCAGGGATGCTAACGACCGGGTCCACCCGGGGATCAACCCGCTGCAAGCGCGCACCGCACGGATGTCCACCAACAACCCGTCGGCGCAGAACTTGCCCGCTGGGGACTGGATGGTGCGGCGCTGCTTCCTGGCGGACTCCGGGCAGCTGATGGTCTCGGTCGACTACCAGGCGCAGGAGCTTCGCGTCCTGGCGGCGCTCGCCAACGACCGGACGATGATCCAAGCGTTCAAAGACAACGCTGACCTTCACCAGATCACGGCTGACGCCTCGGGCGTCGATCGCAAGGTCGGCAAGATGGTGAATTTCGCCTACGTCTTCGGCTCCGGCCCGTCCACGATCGCGGCGCAGGCGGGGATCACGTTCCCGGAAGCTAAGCGAGTGATCGCAGGGTTCGAGCAGTCCTACCCGGAAGTCACGGCTCTCTCCAAGAGCCTGCAACGGGAGGCGGCGAACCTCGGGTACGTCATCACCCCTACCGGGCGACGGCTGCCCGTCGACCCTGACCGGGGATACGCGGCGCTGAACTACATGGTGCAGTCCACGTCACGTGACGTAACGGCCAGCGCTGTGCTGCGGCTGCACGAAGCGGGGATGACACCGATGATCCGTCTGGTGATCCATGACGAGGTTCTGGCGTCGGTGCCCGAGGCTGAGGCTGAGGTTACGGCTAAGGAGATCGGCCGGATCATGGAGCAGACGTTCCGAGGCGTGCTGATCAACACCGACCCGGAGGTCGGGGGCCGATCCTGGGGCGCGGCGTATCTGAAGAAAGACGAGCAACCGTCCGCAGATCCATTTCTGCGGATCCCAGCTTGATTCGTAACGGAAGGAACAACGTGGAGTTTCAGGACTTTCTAGACAAGTTGTACCAGGTGTTCTCGCAGACCACCGGTGCCGAGGATCGGTTCTGGGTGGTGGAGGACAACAGCGCCGAGGGCGTCGGGGTCTGGGACCTGGTCGCCGTCGACCAGGAGGATCGCCGGGAGTACCTCGGCAGGTTCTCCAACGAAGCGGATGCCGACTTCACCGCGTCGATCCACGGCGCTATCGCGGACATGGTGCGCAGGTCGATGGAGGCGATCGACGACGCGGCTCGGCTGGAGCTGGAGCGCGACAACCTGATGGGCCGGGTCTTCGACCTGGAGCTTGAGATCCAAGGGCTCAAGAGTGAGTTGGACCGTTACGAGGGGGTGGAATGAGTAAGCACGACTGGTTAACGTTCTCCGACCTAAACGGTGAGCAGTACTTCAAGTGCGTGGCTCAGTCCGAGGTCGCGAGGAAGTGGAGTCCGTACCTCTCGTTAGACGGCCCCGGCTACGAAGGCCGGCACCGGCTACCGTACGGGTTGAGCAACATCCCGTACGGGACCGTGATCTGGTCTTGGAGTGCGGACGCCTGGATACGCCGGATCAAGCCGGAGGGGAAGTACCCGAGGAATTTCACCGTCGTCGCAACGGCTGAGGAAGCCGCTGGCTTAAGGCGGCTGAAGTGAAGCGGGTGCGTGAACTGGTGCTGATCCGGATGCTCGACCACGAGGTTCGGCTGGAGCACCTGATCCAGATCATACGGGGGTGGTTCCGGTGAGAGAGCTCTGGGGTAACGATGCCAGGAAGTGGCTGATCCGCAAGAGCCCGCACACCCAGGAGTGGATCGTGTTCCCGTCGGTCGGATCGTTCTACGGCGTTATCACGTTCCACCCGGACTACGAGTCGGCACGGACCGACTTCATCAGGCAAACGAGGAGACCATAGTGGTAAAAGCAGAAAAGGAAAGCGACGGAGCTGGGCGCGTTCAGGCCGTTGTTGAGCGCGCCAAGTCCGCACTGGAAGGGGTCACAGAAGGGCCGTGGATAGCCGAGTACAGCAGTGAGCAGGGTAATTGCATCATCCCGCATGATGCCGAGTCGACTCGTGAGGCCGTCGCCACGACGCACCTGTACCACCAGAGCGCCGATGCCGAGTTCATCGCCCAGGCGCGCACTCTCGTTCCTGAGTTGGTCGCTGAGATTGAAGAGTTGCGTTTGATGGCGGCAGCTGACGACAGCCCGGACCAGACAGCGTCTGATACCGAAGGATGTCCGGAGGTCTCCCGCTCCACCGGAGGATTACTGTGAGCAAGAAGAAGAAGAAATACATCACCGTCAAAGTAATCCCTATGATCCTCACCCCCGAGGAGGTGCGGCAAAAGATCGTCGACGTCATCTCCGACTGGGCCCCGGTCTACTCCGATGACGCCGAGCAGGTGGCTGCCGAGATCCTATCCGGCGTCACGCTCGTCCAGGTGCGGGACGTCGAGGAGAAGGCCCAGGCCCGGGTGTGGGACAGCATCCATGCTGTCCCGCTGGGCGTGAAGGTTCGCGACCGGGAGTGTGACGTCTTCTGGTGGGACGAGAACTACGCGCTCTGGTGGACTTCGCATTGGTGGTCGGATTTGTACCAAGGGAAGATCGGCGCAGATTTCAATTCCACGTTCGGCCCGTTCACCGAGGTGATCGAATGAGCAAGAAGAAGAAAGACGTCACCGTCGAGCAGCTGGCCGTGATCGCCGACCGCCTTACCGAGGCGGTGGATCTGCTGAAGATCATCTCGACGCAGACTCGTCAGTCAGAGGTGATTACGGTGCGTCAGTATGACGATCCGGAGCTGCAGCGTCGTAAGGTGAGCGCGGCTCAGGAGATCGAGGCCATCCGCGCCGAGGAGGCCGAGCGCTACCACGCCTACCGTGACAAGCCTCTGCAGCCGTACGTACGGGTCCACGAGGCCCCGTAAACCCCTCTAGCGTCCACGCTGACGGACGCAACCCCACAACTGAATAGAGACTACCAGAGAGCCCTCTGCGTGCCCTTACACGGCGCGTAGGGGGCTTTTCTGCGTTCTCGGGTATCCGCTCTACGACATCCCGGCGTGTAGCTGCTCGACCACGCTGCCGAGCCTGAGATGCTGCTCGTACTCCTGCAGATCCCCGAAGTCGATCGTGCGAGTCAGCCCGCCGCGGACGTCGAACGTCAGCCGGACGTTCATCGACCGAAGCCAGGTGTTCTTTGCCGAGGTGTCCTGCTCTCGCCACCAGTCCCCGAACCTCTGCCCGGTCTCGCGCCACTCCCAGCCCGACGGGCGAGCCTCTAGCCCTTCCAGCTCCTCCTGCCGCGCGGCCAGCGCCGCGATACGAGCATCCAGCGCCTCGCGCTGCGGAGACCCGACTCGGTACGCCGGGGAGCCGATCAGCGACGTCAGATCCACCAGCTCCGCGTTCACCTCCGCGAGTTCTACCGCGGAGTCCGAGCCCGCTACCCAGACTTTCTCCAGACGCTCCGAGTCCCCGAGCAGATCCAACACCTGCTCCTCGCAGAACGCGTCCCACTCGGCGATCGGCACCGTACCGTTCCCGCAGCGCTGGGCGAACCCGAACGACCGGCAGCGGTAGCGCGGGATCTTCCGGCCCGCGTCGAACTTGTACGCGGGCTCCCCGCACACCGCGCAGAACAACACCCGCAGCAGCAGCGACGGGGTAGACACCGCGGGCTTGGCCCGGTCGGTCTTCACCAGCTCGGCGCGCAGCGCCTCCAGCTGCTCACGGGTCAGGATCGGCTCAGCCCGCACCAGCGGAGCTCCGTCGTCGTCTCGGACGGTCTTACCGTTCAGAGTCGCGTACCCGAGCATCGCCTCGGAGATCAGCGAGCGCTTCAGCGCGGTAGCCGACCACTCCCGGCCCTGCGGCTCACGGCCTTGCAGCTTCGCGAAGTAGTCCTTCGGCGACAGGACACCACGCCGGTTCAGGTCGTGGGCCACCAGGTGCAGCGGCTCGTGGTTGTCGACGACGCGGTGATACACCTCGAGGATGCGCTCTCGCTGCACCGGATCCGGCACCAGCCGCCACTCCCCGTCCACGCGCGTAGGCAGATAGCCCCACGGCGGCAGGGAGCCGCGGTATTTCCCGGCGCGGATATTGAAATGCGCAGCCGAACGGTTCCGCTCTTTGATCGCTTCTAATTCCATCTGCGCCACCGTTCCCATAAGCGCGATGACGACCGCCGCGAACGGCGTCGTCGTATCGAAGTGCGCTTCGGTCGCGGAGACGACCAGCTTCTTGTGGTCCTCGGCCCAGTGGACCAGCTGCTGCAGATGCCGGATCGATCGGGTCAACCGGTCTACCCGGTACGCCACGATCACGTCGAACGGTTGCTCCTCGAACGCTAGCCACCGGGCCAGGTTCGGTCTGCGCTTCCGGTCGAACGGATCGACCGCCCCGGAGACGTCCAGATCCTCCGCTACCCCGACCACCTCCCAGCCGCGCTGGGCGCAGAGCTGCTGGCAAGACTCCAGCTGACGCTCCGGCGAAGTCGTAGCATCGGTGACGCGGGACAGGCGGATCACTACCAGGGCTCTCATGGGTTTGTACCGTACACCACTGAGACCGCGGTGGTTGACCAGACAAACCACGAAGACACAGGTCATCACGGCCATACCCACTGAAACACAAACGCGATCCCATCGGAGATGGGTCGCTGAGCGATCAGGTCCCCTGAACGCGAAAAAGCCCCCTACCTAGCCTTCGCGGGCCGGGTAGGGGGTTTCTTGGTGTGCGAGGTTAGATCACCACGGATCGGTGGTCTCGGTCTTGCCGCGGCCTCCGCCGCCGCCCGCACCTGCACCGCTCGGGTTATCTCCGCCATCTTCCGCAGAGCCTGCCGACGCGCCCCCCTTACCCCCGGGCGCGCCGGGGATAACGACGGCCCCGGCAACCCCGGAGACGATGCTCGTCAGGCTTCCAGCGCCCCCGGACACCTGCGTACTGCTACCGGACAGCGCGATCGCGCCGCGCGCCCCTCCTCCTGCGATCAGCGACACAGATCCGGACAAGAACGAGGACGATCCCCCGTCGGTGCCGCCAAATCCTGTCGAGCCTCCGCCGGTATTCGCCCCGCCGAGTCCTAAGACGACGCTGTAGGAGGAGCCCATAGCCTCGCGAGGCACCCACACGCGGGGAATCTTTGCCCCACCCGCTCCGCCGCCGCCGCCGCGGCGGTAGGTATCATCGAAACTCTGGTAGCCCGCACCGCCCCCGCCTCCGCCACCAACGAGGGTTACCCAGCAGCCCGAAGCGCCCTCGGGCACCTGCTCGTCGATCAGATCCTCGTAGCCAGGGTCTTCGCTGGAGATCGTGAACGGGGTGAAGTCCGGAACCGGAGGCCAGATCTTCATCGCGCCGACGTAGACCTTCGCCGCAGCATCCCCGACGAACACACCGACAACGTCGAGGCCACCGACCTTCAGACTCATTCGATGACCACGTAGATCGTGTCAGGGTCCGGAGACCCCAGCTCGTCGTAGTCCTCCTGGGAGATCACCAGGATCGACTTACCGTCGAGCGCGTCTTGCATCGCGTTGTGCTCCGAACCAAGCTGGTTCAGGAACGCCGCGTCAACCTGCTGACCGACACCGTCTGTCCAGTTCTCGGGAAGTGCCATGCGTGCTCCTTAGAAGCGGATAAACCCGTCGGTCGGCCAGATCACACGGATGTCCGACCCGTTCGGGATGACGAATTGGTAAGTAGGGGAGTCGTGATACGACAGCAGCGTCGACGTAGACGAAGTACCGGTGTGCTTGTAGACGATGACCGCCTCACCCGTGTCACCTTCGACCTCGGGGAACACCGTCGGGTCAGCCTTCACCCAGCCGGCGGAAGTCACCGACTTACCGGTCAGGCTCTCCGAGACAGCGATGATCGCCCCGGACGGGATGTTCGCCAGCGTCGTGTGCGACGTCAGGTTCACGGTGTAGTCGTCGGCGTCGATCATCAACGCCCGGATGTCGTCGTTCAGCCAGTCGATATCGCCTCTGGCTGCCGCAGCACGGCAGCTGTTGTAACGAGCAGAAATCTCTTGTCTCCTTAGATCTCGAACGGCACGTCAGCCGGGATCTGGTTGTCGCCGGTGGACTCGACCGTCAGGTACAGCGTCGGGTCACGGACCTCGTCCGCGTCCTCAGCAGGATCAGGACGGAAGATCCAGTCCCGGTGACCGGTGGACTCGGGGTTCAGCAGGTAAGCGATCTGGTAGAACAGATCGACCGCATCGGCGTGGGCCGAGAAGTTGTTCAGAGTCACCGCGATGACCGATCCGTCTTCGGAGTTGTAGAAGATGACCGCGATGTAGCCGCCGAGGTTGCCGACCCAACCCTGCCACGCTCCCCAGCAGATCGAGTTCAGACCGAACCCCATCCAGCCCGGACCCTGATGAGGTCCCGCAGGCTCGTACTCGACGTACGTCGTGAAGATCTCTTTGCGGAGCTGCTGCATCTCCTCGGACAAAAACGTCCCGTCGTACAGCGCTTTACCGAACCGAACGAAGTCCTCTATGTTCCCGGCGAGAGAACCGGCAGCCCCCGACCATGAGGTCGAGACCGCGGTGAACTCCAGGTCCTTGGACGTCGGGTAGCCGAGGAACGCCGCGAGGAACGCGAACGGCCCGAGGATCGCTTGGATCTGCGGCAGCGCCAGGTTCGGGGTCCAGCCCCGGACATACGGCGGGTTCATGTAGTTCGTCGTCGGCCAGTGCAGCGACGGCATATCGACCTCGGACTGCCACTCTTGCACAACGATCTGATCGACCGTCCGGCCGTCGTTGTAGACGGACTCCAGGACCTTGCCCAGCAGCCACGAGGCCGCGTTCGAGTACGACGAGGACTCGCCGGGGGCGAAGTTCGGCGTCGAGTTACGGATGTAGTTCAGCGGGTCGAACGAGTTGGTCGGGCTGAGGAAGTACGTCTGCTGGACCGCGGGGTCTGTCATCCAGTCTTTGAGCCCGTCCTGGAACAGCAGCAGCTGCCGGATCGTGATCTGGTCCCCGTTCGGTACGTCGGTGACGAACTCGCTGATCGTATCGTCCCAGTCCAACAGCTCGTCATCGATCGCTTTGAGGATCAGGGTGTGAGTGAACATCTTCGAGCACGAGCCGTACCGGAAGTTCTTCTCCAGCGTCAGCGGAGTGTTCGAGGTGCGGTCCCCGCCGTACGCTTTGTAGTACGACCCGGTCGGGGTCTCGATCCCGATGATCGCGCCGTCAGCGACCCTGCCTGACGTTGGCTTGATCTTCGCCGCTACCAGCGCATCGATCTGCGCCCGGACCACCGGGTCCAGCGGATCGGCGGGAGACAGCTCATCGGTAGCGGCCTCCGCCTCCAGCTCCGCCAGCGTCTTGGGCAGCGACTCGTTACCGGCCATGTCGATAGCGGTGACCGTGATCTGCTCGGAGTAGTCGGTGCCCGGAGTCAGGCCGGTGATAGTCACCGACCCGAGCTCCGTCACAGGGGATGTGTTCTGTCGAACGCCGTTGCGGTACACGTTGTAACCGCGAAGTCCGCTAGGCATCGTCGACAGCTCCCGAGGGTGTGATAGTGATCGAGGTGGACGTCGCAGACACGTCGACGTGCAGCGCAGAGACGTTCGGAGGCGTAACGTCGCCTTCGCCGTCGCCCACGACCTCGCCGGGCAGAGCGCCCTTACGGAACTGGACAGCCGCGCACGCGGGTCCACCGGGACCGCCTTGGGTGTAGATACCGAGCCAGTGACCGCCGTTGCCGCCGCCGCCAGGCTTGGTGCCTGCGCCGCCGTACGCGTGCTGATCGCCGCCAGCGGCCAGCTTCAGACCGTTGTATTCGACTTCCTCGATGCCTTTACCGACCGGCTTGCCGAGCGCCACAGGGCGCTGACCGGAGCCGTTAGAGCCGTTGGCAGCGGACACCTCGAACCCGGGGATCGACAGCTCAGCGCCATCCCACTCCAAGATCGTGGTGGTGCCGGAGAAGTGCTCACCACGGGTCCAGGTCACGGTGTTGACACCGCCAGGCTGACCGGGGTTGCCGTAGAACCCGAGGAACCCGTCGGCACCCTCGCCACCCTTACCGGTGACGATCGCGTCGATGCGGTCGCACCACGCCGGGACCGGGATAGCTACAGGCTTCTCGAAGAACTCGACCTGCGGGTCGTGGTGATCCGAGCCGGTGCCGGTGTCCACCGCGATACCGACGCGGGGGACGTTGTCGGTCCAGGCGACGTCGGCTTTGTCCAACGTGGCCGGGGGAAGAGAAGGCGTCGACAGCGAGCGGGTAGCCCCGACGTTGCCGATCGGAGCGCCGTCGTTGTCCGGGAGGTTGAAGTCCCGGCCGCGCATCGTGTGCGTGCCGCCGACGGCGATGAACTCGTACGCCAGCAGGTCGCCGGCTACAGCCGCGATCGGGGTAGTGAGTTCGTAAGCCATGTTCGCGCCGGGGGACGCGGAGCCCGCCAGCAGGCCCGCGATGTTCTCGGACTGGTGGATCAGCTCGCCCAGCTCCGGATCGGAGCGGTCGTCGACGCAGCGGTAGACGTTGATGTAGAACTCGGTGATGCCCGAGGTGCCCCAGCCGATCCAGGTGATCAGGCCGATAGGCATCGACTGCTCGATGACATCGAACGCGATGATCGAGGTGCCGGGGGCGACCGAGACCGTGGAGTTCAGGGTGTCCAGGTCGAAGTTGCCGCGCTCGGACTTGTACAGCCCGGACTTCGGCTTCTTGTTGTTCTGGATACCGAGGATGTCCCAGGCGAACCCGCCGCGGGCAGCCGCCGAGGAGATCTGCTCGATCAGCGACTGCAGATCCGAGATCCCCGCACCGATGCCGGTGACCCCGACGATGCCCGAGACGATCGCATCGACGATGCGCTTGATGGTCTCTTCGATCGACCCGCCACCGAGCACACCTCCGACCGAACCGGGGCGGATGTTGGTCAGCGAGAAGATCAGGTCTTCGATCGTGTGCCCGATGTTCAAGGTGCCGGTGAGCGCCTGAACGATAGCGTCGATCACCGCGCCGATACGCGCCGCGGCGTGCTCCAGTTCGTCGCGCAACTCTTGCGGCAGATACGAGAGGATCTGCTCCAGCACCCGCGGCGTCTCGCGGATCGCACCCATGATGGCGTCGACCGCGCCGGCGACGGTGTTGAACGCGCCTTCCAACACGTTCGGGATGAAGTCTTTGAACTTCTGCAGCGCTTCCAGCGGCAGGCGCAGCAGCAGCTGCGGTAGCACCAGCAGCGCGTTGGCCGGGTTGAAGTCCGGGACCTGGAACAGTGACCGGGCGATGTCCTCGGTCATGTCCTGGCCGTAGCGGTAGTCACCGCCGCCGATGACGAACGCGCCGTCTGGAACGTCAGGTACCCACTGGTCGTCAGCCACTAAGACCTCCGTTACATATCAAGTTCAGAGCAGCAGTTCGGCCGGGGGAGCCGGAGGCTTCCGTCCCGGGATGTGCTTGCTGATCCACGACTGCAGGACGCGGATGTAATCGATCGACAGCTGCAGCCGGGTCTTGGTCGTGTAGTTCTCTTCTTCGAGCTGGTTGACGCGCACGGTCAGGTCCGCGATCTCCGCTTTGAGCGGGGCGATCAGAGTCACCGCGGTCTCGACGAAGATCTGCGAGGCCTCCGCCTCGGTCTTCTCGATCTCGGCGGGCTCCCGTCGCCGGGAGCGCCACTTCTCGCCGTAGATGCCGATCGCGATGCCCGCAGGACCGCTAGCCACCGCCAACCAATCCAGGACCGCGGTCACCGTTTCGTGGGGGTGACGTGGCGGCGGATCACGAATCCGAGGACGAACGGTGCAGCCACCGCGTAGATAGCGACCGCCTGGTCGATCCACGAGACGTCGAACGTCTTACCGAGGACGAACCCGGCGAAGCCCAGGCCCGCGGCAACAGCGCCGCGCAGCACCGCAGGCTCGGGGACGTACTCCTCGATACCTTCGATGTCACCGTCTTTGTCCAAGTCCCAGCCCAGGTGCGGGATCTCGAAGCCGCCTGTGTCCAGCTCGGCGAGGCCCATCTCCTCGGTAGGCAGGTCAGACACGTGCAACGGCTGGGTGTCTTCCAGGTCTGGCATAAGCGGGCCTCTCATTCGACCGCAGCCTGATGCTGCGGCAGTGGTGCGGTAGGAATCAGGCCCATTTGCTTGTAGATGTCGAGCTGGGCTTGCTGCTCTTGCTGGGTGAGCGTCCGAGGATCTTGGACACGGAACTTCGGAGGCTCCGGGGTATCCGAGGGAACCCACTGCGCAGCGGGGTTGTAGTGGCTCCGCGGCCCGCGGGCGGGAGCCTGGAACTTCTTGGTCTGCTGGGGCAGCTTGCTGACGTGGATGTTGCCGTTCTCGTCAGCGAGCCGTCGCAGAGAGTCCACATGCACAATCCCGAGCTCCGTGAAGTGCTTCGACCAGTACTTGGCCATCACCGGGTTAGACAGCGAATGGCCTCCGGACGGGTGGGGGAGTCCCCAGAAAGCCCAGGCGAGGGCTTCCTCCGGCTTGTCCGGATCGGCGTGTTCTTGGGTCAGAGGTTTGTGCATGTGGCGGGCTCTCTTCGTTACGTATCAAGCTCGGCCGCTACAAAATGCCGAGCTGTCCGAGGTTGGAGTTGATGTACTGGATCAGTTCGAACGCCTTGAGGATCGGGTCCTCGGGCTCTTTGTAACCGATCGTGATGGTCCAGCCCTTCGGGCCGTCGGACGTCCACTCGTAGGTGAGCTTGGTGACCCGCTCCACGAAGATCGTGTACGGATCGGGGTAGCCGAGGACCGTGGTGCCGACCCGGTCACCGAGCCAGAAATGCCCGTGACCCCGCTCACCGATGATGTACGGGGCGGCGTCGGACACCTGGATCTCGTGCGAGTGCTTCGCCCGGGTAGCCCACTGCTTAGCGCGGGCCGCCATGATCGCGGAGATCGTGAACGCTTTGTCAGCGCCGTCGACCCAGCCCTCGTTGTAGTGGAAATCCCCGAGCCCGGTGACGATGTCCTCCAGGCCGGCGATCGGCAGGCTCAGGCCTGCTGCGCGGAGCGTGGGAATCTCCATGAACGCGAGGACCACGTTCTCGTACAGCGGACGGGCGACCGCGTCCATGATGCCGCCGAGCGGCGGGAGGTCGATCGCACCGCCGAACGCGCCGAGCGTGGCTAGCTGGGAGTTGATCAGCGACGTCAGGAAGTCGCCGCCCATGTTGATGCCGGCCGAGATGACCTCGTTCACCCCGGGCATCGACTGCCCGCCGAGCACGAACGACGTGTCCGTGGCCTCGGTGTACGTGAACTTCGAGGACTCGATGCCGGTGTACGGGGACTCCATGAACACCACGTGCGGAGCCTTCGGGTACGTCCCGAGGAACCCCGGGGTGTAGTACTCGCCCGGGTAGGTGGGCAGACCGGTGTAGATGTCGATGCCCTCGGTCATGCCGTCCGACGCGATGTTCATCACCGCGCGGACCAGACCGGTCAGCAGCGACCCGCCAAACGCTGTCTCCGAACCCCAACCGGAGTTGTCGACGATGTCCCAGACCAGGCAGCCGTGGCGCAGCGGGATCAGCGAGGCGATACCCTCGATCAGCGGTAGCCCCAGCTCACCGGACAGCTCCGCGAACGGGTGCGGGTCCTCGCCGTGGAAGTACCTGCGGCACACGATGGTGAGCTGCGAGTCGGCCAGGACGTTCTTCGCGGTGTCGTGGAACGACTTGAACCGGGAGAACACGATCGTCAGCGGAGAGTTGTCCGCGAGGAACGGGAACGGCTTGACGATGTTGCGCCAGTTACCGGGGTTCAGCGAGAACGGGAACCACTCGGAGATGTCCAGAGGGTTGTCCGGCAGCGTCCACAGCGAGGTCTCCAGGCGGAGGATGTTGACGAACAGCGTCAGCAGCAGCGCCCACTTCGCGGGGCCGAACATCACCCACAGCTTCGGGAACTGGAACTCGGGCCGCAGGAACGGGTTCGCCCACACGTAGATGTGCTTGAGCTCTTCGTAGTCGTGCTTGAACACGACCTCCATGTAGACGTCGCCCTCTTTGGTCCGGACGATGTCGTAGTGGTCCATGCGGCCCGTCCACCGGGCACCCTGCTTGTCGAACGAGACGTGGACGTTGCGGCGGGCGCGGCCTTTGTGGGACGCGATCCACTTAGCGAGGTAGTGGTCCAGCGAGATCGTGATCGACGCGGTGCCGGTCTCGTTCTCGATGAACTCGAACTTGTGGCTGCGCTCCCCGACGAGTTGGCCGCGGAGCTTGTAGTCGCCGTCCCAGAGGCGGATCAACGGCGGTGCGATCCGCTCGTCTTCCCGCTTCTGGCGGCGCTTCATGACGGTGTCCCAGAGCTGCTGGTGACCCGCCAGGGTTGTCATGTCTGCGGCGGGAGCTGGCATCAGCTCACCCCGAAGCCGAACCCGCTACGGTCTTCCTCGTAGTACTCTTCGTCGTACTCGGGCTCCTCGGGAGCTAGCTCGAACGAGCCGCCCGTGAGGTTGATGTAGCCTTCCTCGGCCCCGGTGCCCGCGGACTCGAAGCTCAGGACCGGAATCCCGAAAACGCGCAGCGTGTATTTCATTCCAGCCCCCAGGGTCGAGACCAGGCGCGCGGAAGGCGCAGCGTGGCAATCTGCCCGGGGACAGCCCCGGACACGGACAACTTGAACGTGACCTCGCCGGTGTACGGCGGGATGTAGTGCAGGAACCGGACAGAGTTCATCCGCTCCCAGATCGGGGAACCAGACTCCGAAGACACCTGCTCCTCGCGAGGGTCGGAGTCGACGACGACGTTCTCAGCCGGGTACGTGTAGCCCTCGCGGAGAACCACCACGCGGCCGCCGACCTCGTACCCGCCGGTCAGACCGTCCGTATCGACCGTCATGGTCGGGACGTCCACGCCTTGCAGGTCGTCGGTGAACCGGACGACGTACGGGCGACCGCCGTCGACGTTGGTAGCGGTCTCGATCGAGAGGTCGTCGCCTTCCAGACCGGAGGCGTCACCCACCAGCTGCGGCAGGTTCAGACCGCCAGCAGCACGCTGGAACGACACGACGTACAGCCGGTCACCGTCCTGCTCGGTGGTCACCTGGACATCGAGCCCAGCACCTCCCGAGAGCGTGCCGACATCCCCGGTCATCTCGTCGATGTCGATACCGCCGACGCCTTTGCCCGAGGCGTTACCGCCGAACAGGCCGCCGATGAAATCGATGATCCCCGAGATGATGTCGGTGATGACGCCCTGACTCTGGGCTTCGCCGAACGTGATGCGGTACGGCGAGTAGAACCACTCGTTCAGACCCTCGACCTTGACGTAGTTACCGTCGATGTTCGGCAGGTCCGCGATCCGGGCCGCCACCGTAGCCGGCGTCGCGTTGTACGCGATCGGAGCCGTGGTCTGCCCGTCGAGCGTCAGCGTGAACGAACCCGAGGTCGGTTCCCCGACCAGCTCGACCACCTGGACCTCGTTGATCTTCGTCGACTTCACCCTGACGTCGGCGGAGCCGATCGAATCCAGCCCCACCAACGCACCCTGAAGGTCTGCGTCGGAGGCGTTGAACGGGATACCGACCGTGGTCTCCGAGCCCAGCGACAGCGTGAACGTGCCGCCCAGAGCGCCGCCCTTGAGGCGAACCGTCTGGACCTCGTTCGTCGCCCCGCCGAGAGACACCTCGACGTCGTTGGCGGAGATACCCGCCAGCGCGATCAGCGCCGCGCGGACCTCGTTCGGGGTCGCGTTGTACGCGATCGGCTCGGTCCACTCATCGCCGTATCCGATCTTGAACGTGCCGCCGGTCGGGCGGCCGTCGATGTAGATCTGCTGGACTTCCTCGACGCGCAGACCGCCGATCTGCCCGGGCATCCGGATACGCCGGGTGCCGAGCGACGGGTCCTCGTCCTCGTCGAGATCGAGCTTGTAATCCGGTACGGTCCACAGCGTGGCCGGGGACTTCGGAGCGCCGAGCCACGGCAGCCCCGGGATGTACGGCTCAGCAGGCTTCTCCGACGACCCGGGCAGCGTCCACTTCGGCCAGATGATGTTGTCCGTCGGGTTCGCGTTCGGGACCGTGATCTCGATGTCCTCGACCGGAAGCTCCGGCTGCGGCCACGGCCACGGCAACGGGTTCGGGTCGAACGTCGTGTCCTCTTGGACCTCGATCGGGTAGACGACATCGTCCTCGTACCAGAACGGGTCGCCCGCGACGACGACCATCTTCGTAATGTTCACCTCCCGACCGCGCGGGTCGGTGACCATGTCAGTCGTCGGGGACTCGAACAGCCGCACCTTCAGGTAGCGGTGCCCGGACTCTCCGGTGGTGATGTGGAGCTTCGCGTCGCGCTTGAACGACCACGCTTTGCGCCACGCCGAATCCCGGCGCAGCCAGGTCTCGTCGTTCTCGTCGTTGAGGATCTCGACGCCGAACACCAGGTCGCGTCGCAGGACGCGGTGGTTCAGGTACCGAGCGCCGGGGAAGTTCCCCGGCTCCTCGTACGTCGCCTTCACCGGCGGGTCGAGCAGACCCGTCACCTCGGTAGCGAGGTAGATCCCCTCGGTGCCGTTGGTGAGGTCGAACCACTCACCGTTAACACCTTCGAGTTCGACGAGGGTATCGGGGTCCAGCAGTCTGGAAGCCATGTAACTCCTCGTTACGTTTCAAGTTAGCGGCGTGTGTAAGTGAGCGCTTGCTTGTTCACTTCGTTGTTCTTCACCGCGATAGCGTCGTCAACCGAGTTGACCTGGATGTTCATGACGTTTCCGAGCGCCTGCACTCCCCAGTCGAGACCAGCGTTCAGACCGTTGGTGATCGCGCCCCCGCCGATGCCGAGGTCGCTCATCGCCTGGTCGAGGTTCGCCCGAGCGAACCCGGCGACAGCGTCGGTACCCTGCTGCCAAGTCGAGGCGAACTGCTCGCCGAGGAACTGGGCCAGCGTCTTCTGCTCACCCATCTGCCCGGTCTGCTTCTGCTGGATCTTGAGCTGATCCTTCTGGAGAGCCAGCTTGTCCTTCTCAGCCTGCAGCGCGTTGATCTGCTCCTGGATCGCGGCCTTGTCCTCTTTAGACCCGGCCTCGTTCTTCTGGACCTTGAGCTGCTTCTTCTGCAGTTCGAGCAGGTCCATCTGATCCTGGACGTCTTTGATCTGCTGCTTCATGTCGTCGCTGAGCAGCGAGGAGCCGTCCGCGGCTCCCGCGATCGGTTCGGCGAACGACTTGTTCAGCTCCTTCGACGTGTCGAGAGTCGACTGCAGCGAGGTCTGGACATCACCGAGGCTGGACTGCAGAGCGGCTGTACCGCCCCCGAGGTTGAAGGCGACGGCTCCGGGAGCGGTGCCGAACGTCTCCTTGAACGCCTCGAAGATCTGCTTGGCCATCTGCTTGGCCCGGTCGAGAACCGGATCCAGCCCGTTCTCCAGGCCGGTGCCGAGGCCTTCCATCAACGCCTCGCCGGCGGGGATCAGCTCTTTACGGTCCTTGGGCAGAGGCCCCTTGACCGCGGCGATCTTGGCTGCGATGCCGGACGCGAACGAGAGCACCGACTCCAGGCCGGCCTTGATACCGGACAACAGTCCGTCCATCAGGGCTTTACCCGCGGCCACCAGGGCCGAGCCGAAGTTACCGGCGGCGGCAGCGATCTTCCCGGGCAGGGCCTGGATCTCGGCCAGGACTCGGGAAGCCCCCTCGACAGCCGCGGAGACCATCTGGTTGAACGCGTCACGGACAGCGTTGACAGCGACAGAGAACGCGTTGGAGATGACCGAGCCGACAGAGCTGAACGCGTTGCCGACAGCGGAGAGCACCTGCCGTGCCCCGGCGGAAACTCCTGCGACGATCTGGCTCCAGACCGCCGAGACGCTCGTGGTGATCGAGTTCCAGACGTTCGACAGCGTCGACGGGAGTGTGGCGATCGTAGCGGCTACCGACGACATAGCGGTAGCGGCGGAAGTCTGTACCGAGGACCAGACCTCGGATGCCTTCATCTTGACGCCTTCCCAGCCGATCTGGAGCTTGGCAAACATGTCTCGCCAGCCCGCGTCCTCGGAGGTGAACGGAGCGAACAGGTCGTCGGTCAGAGCGGACCCATCGAAGTTCGGTAGCAGACCCTTGAACAGGTCGCCCATCCCGTTGAGGGTGTTCGACAGGTTGACGATCGACTGGAGGGAGTCTCCGATCGACTTCAGCCCCTCGTTGAAGTCCTCGATGTTCTTCGGGTCTTTGAAGAAGTCCAGACCGCTTTCGAGAATCCCCCCGACGCCTTCGAGCAGCGTCTTGAGGGAGGCCCCGAGGCCGTCGAACGCTTTGTCGAGCGTCCCGTCCTCGTTGAGTTTGTTGATCCAGTTCCGGAACGACTCGCCCGTCTGGTTGAACCAGTCAGCGACGTTCGGCAGCTTCGAGGTGAACTTCTCAGCCAGAGTGAGCAGTCCGTCGGTGAACGATCCGATGCCAGGAGCGGCACGTGAGATAGCCGCGCCGATGTTCGAGATAATCCCCTCGATCTTGGCCATCCCGGCCTCAGAGGTGATGGTGTCGGTGAACGACTTGGCGAAGTCCGCCATACCCTGCGTCACCTTCGGCAGGTTGGCCGCCAGCATCGGGAACGCCTTCCCTAGCTGGTCGAAGACCGGCCCGAACTGCTGCTCGACCGCCGCAGACATAGACGCTTTGAGAGCCTCGAACGGCTCCTGCAGCCGCTCCGCGGCCTTCTTCAGGCCGTCGATGCCGAGGGCCAGTGCGCCGATCGGCACGGCTACCGCGGAAATCAATCCGGGAAGAGTCAGCAGCGCAGAGGTTAGTAGTCCGATCAGCGGGGCGGCCAGGACGGTGATACCCGCGAAGATTGCCGCGTAGCCCGCCGGGTTGATACCGGACCCGAACGACGGCCCCGGGATGTTGGAGATGCCTTCGGAGATCCTGCGGAAGAACCCCTTGTCAACATCGACGTCCGCATCGACCTTGACCTTGGCGGACATACCTTTGGTCTTAGCCGCAACCTCGGAGCGGAAGTTCCCCATGTCCGGCTCGACCGGGATGTGGACCTTCATCTTCTCGGCGGCCTCGACCGCCCGCTTCAGCTCTCGGTAGAACCCGTCGAGGTCAGGGGTCACCTTGATACTTAGGCGACCGACCTCTTTCCCTGCAGCCACGAGCTACCTCACTATCTGCCCGTTGCCTGGGCCTTCCGATTGCGGGAAGCAGCCATACGCATGGCCGCGACGGCTCCGAACGAGCCGGGTTTGTACTTCTTCGCCTTGTGGGCTTTGACCTGCGGAACCGGGAACGGTTCGGGCGGGGTCAGCCTGCGGCGCTTGTCCTTCGGCGTGTTCGCCAGTAGGTACATGAACTTGAGAGCTCGGATTTCGTTGACCATCGACGCGGTCGCGTATACGTGGTCGTTCCACCCTCGGAACTGCGGCCCGCCCTGCTTCTCCGACCAGAATCTGGAGTCCCGGGGCAGCTCTTTGATCAGAGCGATAACCTCGATCGGTCCGAGAGTCGACTCAGGGTCGAACAGGGTCTTCAGACTGAGGTTGTACTCGGACCGCAGGTCCGCGAGGATCGCGTCGCCGTAGTCGTCGATCAGTCCTCCGAGCTGGAGGCTTCCCCCGCTTGCGTCTCCTCCAGCCAGCGGCTGAGGACCTCGGTGGCGATGGCCACGTCGTCGTCGATCGCGTCGAGCAGGGTCTTGGAGTCTTTACCGGCCGCCAGCCCGAGGATCTTGAACACGGCGGCCGCCATCTTGTCGTTGTCCGCCTCGGTGGCGTCCTCGTCGGACTTCGCGTTGAACAGCTTGATGACGTCGAGCTGCTTCAGGATCTCCTTACGGGCTTCCTTCTTCAGGCGCATCGCGTTGCGGAGATAGACAGTGGTGTCTTTGTCGATCTGGACCGGGACCGGGGCACCGAACTTGCGGTCGGCTTCCTCGCGGACGTTGTCCAGGCTGATGATGTTGCTCATGGTTGGCGGACCCTTCGTGTAAGTGGTGGCGGGCTTAGGTAAAGCGGGAGGTGGGGAGCCGCCCAAGGCCCGCCAAGGTGTGCAGGCGGCTCCCCGTTTGACACGAGCGCGCAACCCCGGCGGCTAAGCCGGGGGCGTGGTAAGCGCAGCAGTTAGGTGCTAAGCGCGTTACGTGTCAAGTTCGAATCAGGCGACGTCGACGGTTACGCCGGAGCCGCCCGTGGTGCTGTCAACGCCCAGCGCAACAGCCAGCGGACCCGTGATCTCGAAGTCCGCGCCATCGGCCGTGACCGTCCACGCAGACTCGGCGACACCGTCATCGACGGCACCGATCGCGGACTTGATCGCGGCGGCGTTGTCGTTGTAAGCGATAGAAGCCGTGGCCTTACCGCCGACCAACAGGGTGTAGTCACCACCGGTAGCGCCGCCCAGATCGAGCAGGTACACGACCGGCGCGTCAGCAGCGTTGAACCAGTCCTCTTCGATCCACTCGTACAGGTTGTACGACTGGTAGTCGAGGAAGGTCGCGCGCACCGGCAGAGCGCCGAACTCGTCGGTCGCCAGCGAGATCGCGTCCTCGCGCTTCAGCGAAGCCTTACGGGCGTGGAAGCCGAGGCGAACGTCGTTGTCGACGATCACGATCAGCAGCGCACGCTCGTTCACGACCGAGCCGGACTTCACGCCGAAGATGCCGGGGGTAGCCGACTGGTTCGGGCCGAAGTACAGCTCCAGAGCCGACTCGTCGAACTGGGTCAGGTTGATGACCACGTAGTCCGCGATCTCTTCGGTCTCGACCTCGCGCAGCTTCTTCTTCTGCCACGAGCCGCGGACCTCGGAGTCGCCACCGTCGAAGCCGAACTCGGGCAGATCATCCTCGGAGGTGTGTCCGACGAGCTCCCAGCCGGCGCGGTCCCACGCCTCGGGGTGCTCCAGGTCGATCAGCTTGAGCTGAGCAGGGGTAGGTGCCGCCGTGCCGACCGCAGCGGTGTACACGTACCCCCGCGCGGCAATGAGGACGGCATCATCTTTCAGTGCCATTTGGTTCCTTAGTTCTTAGGGGGCCGGATGCCGAGTCGGATCAGGCCGAAGACGCGCCAGGTCCGGTCAAACGGTGACGGGCCGTGGGACGCGCCCAAGGTCTCGGTCACCGAGTGCAGATAGCCGGCCGGCGTTTTGGTTTGAAGACGTGCAGCGCGGTACAAGACCTCTAGGGCGTCCTCGTACATCTGCTCGGTAGTAGGCAGGTCAGCCGCTGAGTAAGCGGTCATCTCGACCACCGGCTGCGTGAACAGCGTCGGATGCTCCGGGCTGCGGGTACCGCCTACGCGACGGACGGTGATCAGCGGGAACGTGCGGGAGTCGATGTCCTCGACCCACGTCCCGACATGCACACCCGCCAGAGACGGGACAGTGCTGATCGGATTGGACAGGTCCTCGTGGCCCCGCAGGATCGGGAGCACGACCTCACCGACGATCGGAAGCTTGCCAGCCATGCGCTACCCCCTCTTCCCGCGCTTAGCGCCGGTAGAGATAGCGGTCTGGCCGCCGAACCCGGCGGCACCGGTGAGGATGTACAGCCCCTGCGGAGCCTTCGTGACGCGGCCGTACTTCTCCGGGTCGAAGACACCGGACGGGTAGTGGCCGTACTCGATCGACTCGGGGCTAGGGGCCTCCATGTTGACGTAGGCATCCACCGAACCGTTGGTCCGCGTGATCTTCGTCAGATGGTCCGGGCCGTGGATCTTCTCCCACTGCGTGCTCGCGCGAGCGGCAGCCAGGTTGGCCTTCGCCCGGTCAGCGACCTCGTCAGCTTCGGAGCGCATCTCGTGGACCACACCGGGCAGGTGCGACACGACTTTGTTCAGGCCGGATCGCCCGTAGTACAAAGGCATCAGAACCTCCGAACCACGTATTCGAGGCGGGCGGTGCGGCGAGAGCCGTTGTACCGGCGAGGCTCGCCGTACACACCCCAGCGCTCACCGCGCCACACAACCTCGGACCCGGACCCGAGCACGGTCGTGAACGACCGGGGAAACCGCATCGTGTAGACCTGCTCGGTCATGTCGCCTATGTCGTCCATCTCCGCCCGACGGGAGGATGTGCCCGACTGGTTCTGGATCTGGAAGCGAGCGACTGTCTCGACGCCGGTGGCAGAAGGGCCGACCAGGGTGTTGCCCAGCCGGTCCTTCCGAGTCACCTCGGGGTACACCGTTACGGGCTCGTAGTTAGCCCCGTCGTCCAGGAGCCCGCTCATCAGTAGCCCCAGTACAGCGGGGAGCTCTGCTGGAACACCTGCCACTCGACCGAGCCGAACGCCGGGTATTCACCCGAGCGCTCCAGCGGAGTCTTCGGGCGGACGTTGAGCACGCCGACGTTCTTGGAGAGCCCGAGCTGAGCCCACTCTTTGTCGGTGATCTCGATCGCCCCGGTGTTCAGCCGCCAGTTGAGCTGGTACGAGTAGTTGCCATCGGTCTCACCGATGTAGCCGTCGGGGTTGCGGATCAGGCGCGTGACCGCGGAGGCCTCGACCTTGATAACCCGCTTGAGGTAGTCCTCGTCCTCGGCTTTGTCGTCCAGGTCGGGGATGCGAGAGCGGATCTCGATCTCGGCGTCCTCTAGAAACGTCTCGACCTGGGTCTCTTCGTCATCGGTCAGCGGCCGCCCGAGCCGCGCGACCACGTCGCTGGGCTCGGCGTATGCCATTAGGCTGACGCCTCCAGATCCGCGATACGCTTCTCCAGCTTCGCAATGGCCTCGTTGACGGTGTCAGCGGCCGCGACAGCAGCCTCCGGCTCGGTGCCGATCTCGTAGCCGGTGAGGGCCACGTCGGCCCCGTTGAGCACGACGTTGGCGCTGAGCGCCTTCGTGTTGACCGTGCGCGTGGTGGGTACGTAGTTGGAGTGGGTGTGGTTACCAGCGGCAACCGTGCCCGCTGCCGTACCCACGTTGAGCAGTGCGGAGTCGCCGAGGTCGGTGACGTCGGCGGCCTCGTGGGTGTGCGCAGCCGGTGCGAACGTCGCAGGCTTTCCGGTGATGTCGGCGTAGGCGTGGGTATGAGTTGACGGAGGGAAGTCCTCCGGCTTGTCAGCCACATCGTCCCAGGAAACCTCGACCTCACCAGGCTCTTCTGTTTCCAGGTCAGCCAGCTTGGCGATGATCTCGGCGTCGCTGAGCGAGCCCAGCCAGCCCCGGACCACGGCCCCGTTGAAAGGAGCAGTCATATCTACCTCCAGGTAGTGGTCGGGTGGTTAGGAGGGGCCTCCGAAGAAGCCCCTCCGTTCCGTGTCAAGGGTGGATCAGGAAGCGTTGTCCTGAGCGTCGAGCGCTTCTTGAAGATCCACAGCCTTCGCGAGCGAGGGGGTCTCAGCCACCACGTCATATGCGAGGGGGTTAGCTGACGATCCGCCTGCGTGAATCTCGTTCTTCGAGGTAACCAGGTATCGGACCACACCCTTCTCGGTGAAGGTGATGATCTTGCGTGGCATCAGTCGTCGTCCGGCTTAACGTCGTCGACGAACTTGATGAAGGCCTGCTTGTCGCCGAGCAGCCAGCCGAAGGTCACCTCGATCAGGATGGCAATCTGGTTGGTCTGCCACATCGAGACGGTCTGCGGGGTGGGGGACGTGTTGTCCGTCAGGGTCGCCGTGTCCGACATCTTCACGCGGATCTCGTCGGCGAAGCCGTACTTGAGCTGCGAGAAGTCGCCACCGACGACGCGGACCTTGGAGTCGGTCGCGGCGCCGAGGTCGCCGCCGACGGCCTTGCCGAACTGGACGGGCAGGCCCAGCAGGTCGCCGGTCGAGGCAGCCAGGTTGATCCGGGTCGGGTCCACGTTGCCGTTGGCGTCGCGGTAGGCCTGCGAGCGGAGCAGACGCGCGCGGAAGCGCGGGTCTGCCGCCCAGCCGTTGAAGTCGACGTCGGTGTTGGCCGAGACGAGGTCGTAACCGTCCAGGAAGCGGTCCAGCAGCGGCGTGGTGCCGGTCTGCAGGTAGTCGACGTTGGTCGTGTTGACGATCACGTTGTTGGTGTCGATACCCTGCAGGGCCGAGCCGGTCAGCGGAGACTTACCGTGGAACACGGCGAGGTCGATACCGCGGCCGATGGCGTACGCCAGGTCAGCCTGCAGCTTGGTGTACAGGCCGGAGGGGTTCATGCGAGCGAACTCTTCCGACACGGTGACGATGGTCGCCAGCTTGATCGGCGCCACGGAACGGGTGTCCCATGCGGTGCCGGACAGCGGCTTGGTGCCGCCCTCTCGCTGCTCGTTCGACGTACCCACGCCGACCTGACCCACCTCGGGGCGCTTCACGGTCGTCGGGATGATCGTCTCGCCGTACGAGATCGGGATGTTCTCGCCGAGGCGCAGGACAAGCGAGCTCTCCTGGGCCTTGTCGAAGATGGGGCCGACGATCTCCTTGGGGAGCAGGTCGGAGGGGACGTGGGCCAGACGGCCCTGGTGGTTGCTGCCCGCGGTGTTGGGGGCGAGCTCGTTCAGGGTTGCCACAGGGGCTCCTTACTTGCCTAGTTGGTTTTTCATGAGCGCGGTGAAGGCCACCGCAGGGTCGTTGCTCGGGGCTTCGGTGCCGAGGCCTTGCGAGCGGTCGACAGCGGCCACGGGGCCGTTCTTCAGGCCGAACAGGGTCTTGAGGCTCTCGGCGTGCGTCTTGAGCGCTTCCTCCGAATCGCCCTGCAGCGTGTTCGCGAACGTGAACAGCGGCGTGGGATCGGGGGTGAGAGCCTGGACCGCGGTCACCAGACGGTCGAAGTCGTGCTGCTTCTCGGACGCGGAGGTAGCCGCCTGGGCTGCCTGGGCTTCGAGAGCTGCGAGCTTCTCCGCGAGACTGTCGCGCTCGGTCTCCACGGTGCGGAGCTGAACTCGGTAGTTCGCGGCCTCGGTGTTCGCCTTCGAGAGCTTCTCGCGAGCCCAGTCAGGCAGGTCCTCGCTCTTGGGAGCGGGGGCCGCCGGAGCCGGGGCAGCGGGAGCTGCGGGTTCGGGCGTCGAGGGGGTGTCGGTGTGTTCGGTCATCTGTGCCTCCTGGGCGTGGGGTGACTCCTGCTCCTGGCAGGTCGGTCGGGTTGGCGGGCTATGCAGCGAGAGCTGCGTACTGCTGTGCGGAGATTTCGCCGCGCTCCAGGCGACGGCGAAGGGCGTTGATAGCCAGCTCGTTACGAGTAAAGGGCTGGCCTTTGTTTTTCCCGCTCTTGTGGACGAGGCCTTCGTCCTCTAGAGCGATGGCTTCCTTGGTGGCTTCTCCCCACAGGTCGAGGGCGCGATCGGCAGCTTCTTTGCCGAACCAGTCCTCGTTCCGGAAGACGGGGATCACCTTGCAGTCACACCCGGGGTGCCACTGCTTGATCTCTCCGCTGATGTCAGCGAAGTAGGTCTCCAGGTCTTTGTTCTCGAACAGCTCCAAAGCGTGTTCCGTGTCAAGGTCGAGACCGGCGGTCTCGGCCCGGACGTACGTAGGTCCGCGGCTGATCAGCATCAGGCACCACGCGCAGGTCTCCCTGCCGGTCGCGACGCGAGCCCAGCCCCGCAAGACGCGGGGCTCCGGGTCGTTCTCAACGGCGTGGATGATCTGCTGGCGGCCTGCGTTCTCCACCTCGCGCACCGCGCGTAGCGTCAGGTGGGTCAGCGCGTCGCCGCGCGTCTCCGACTGCTGCATCCGCTCACGCGCCGGGTCCATGTTCTCGACGAACTTCTCGAACGTCGTCCCCTCCAGAGGCCGATCGTTGCGAGGCAGGTCGGGATGGAACTGAGCCCGCTGCGAGTCGTAGAACCTGCGAGCGAGCACCGATGCCTCGGTGCGCCGGCGCTGGATCTCGGGGAACAGCAGGTCCAGCAGGCGCAGCCAGTCGAACATCGTCAGCGCGGGCTGAGCGAAGAACCCGGCCACGTTCCTGACGTGGCGGACTACTGCGGCGGAGATGAGGAGCTGCGCGGCGGCGTACTCCTCCGGGTTCACCGGGTCTTGGTCCGGTTAAATCCGGAAGGCGACGTCTGCGTCTCCGTCTTGGTCTCGGTGACCGTCGGCTTCGGCGTGGCGTCAGCCTGGGCTTTCGTCGTGGAGTACAAGGTGTCGATCATGTCCTCGGTCTCCTGCTTGTCCCAGTCGCGCATCTGCTCGCGCTGAGTAGCGGTGTAGCCGAGGTCGATGCGAGCCTGCTCCTTCGGGATCGGGCCCTGGCCGTTGGCGTACAGCTTCGACACAGCGTCAGCCTTAGCGGCGACCGTCGGGGTCGACGGGTCGCGCCAGACTGTCTCCAGCCGGGTGTACTCCTCGGTGACCTCGCGGCCCATGATCTGCATCGCGATCCGCATCGCACGCTCCCAGGCACCGCCGAAGATCCGGCCTTTACGCTCGGCCATCTTCACGATCCGGGAATCGGTAGCGATGATGGCCTCAGCGGAGGCGGGGTTCTCCGACGAGGACGACAGGTACTGCGGCGGCAAGCCGGTGATAGATGCGGCCTCCTTACGGAAGACCTCCATCTCCTCGGCGAAGTTCCGCAGCTCGGCAGCCTTGAACTCGGAGATCTTGGCGGCCTCAGAAGCGAGCGTCAGGATGCGCCCGTAGTAGATGTCGAGCGTCGTGTTCTCGCCGTCGTTGGTCAGCTCGTCGGTGGTGACACCGGAGATGACGCGGAGCGGGGTGCCCAGGATCTGGGACGCCGACTGCAGGTTCATCAGCGTGCGAGACGCGGCGTCGGTGACCTTGCGCAGCTCCGGAGAGATCTCCGAGCGGCCGTAGCGGTTGCCGAGGCGCGGGTCGTTGGTCAGCGGCACGACCGGGACCACACCGAGCCCGTGCTTGATGACGTCCCCGTCGACGACCCACTGATCGTTAAGCCCACCGTTGCGGCGGAGCGGGACAGTCTCGTCAGGCAGGTACAGCGTGGCTCGATCCGGGACCGCGACGTCGTCGCGCGTCGTGTAGAGACGGACAGCCCGGGTGACCCGGCGGGTGTTGCGCGGGTCCAGCTCGGCGTACATATACAGCGGAGACTCGACCCGGATCAGCGGGATACCCGCGGGGTCTCCGGACTCGACGTCCGGGTGGCTGACCGTGATGTACGCGCGGCCGAACGTTAGCGAGTCGTCGTGTCCGAGGACCGACTCTTCGTCCAGGTCGTTCGCCTGCCACCAGTTCCAGAGCTCTTCGAGCCCCTCGGAATCCTCCGAGATACGGAACCCCTCGATGTCCAACCGATCGGACAGAGTGCGGAGGTAGGTAGCGACCCAGCCCGGTTGGACGTCCAGGTAAGCCAGCTCCGGTGGAGCGCCGATCCCGATCGTCTTCAGCCGGCGCGTCCCGTTGCGGTAGGCCTCGGCTTCCAGCAGGTTCGGCAGGTCCCGTGCGAGGAGCCCTTGCAGTCGCTCGACGTGCTCGTGGTAAGTCGTCATCGCAGCAGACCCGCCCCCTTTCCTGTGTTGCTCTTGCTGAGCAGGAAGTCTTGGCGCGAGCCCCAAGCGAGGACAGCCGTCACAGCGGCGTCGATCTTGCGCTTGGATTCTTTGCCAGGTTTCCTGATGCTGATTGCGTCGTATATCGTCGGGTGCTGGTGCGCGTTGGTGATGTGCGCTTTGAGCACCGGGTTGTTGTCGTGTTTGACCTCGCCCGCCAGAACAGCGTCACGGAACCGCTCGCAGTCCAGCGCGAATCGCTTTTGCTGGCCGCGCATGTCGAAGGCGACCGGGTTACCGGGGGAGGCGTTGATCTTCAGCTTGCGCCGGAAGTCCTGACCCCAGGCGTCGACCGACTGCTCGAACTCCTTGACGTCCGCGCGCATACCGACGACGTCGTACTTCTCGAACATCGACCGGACGTACGCGTCCACGTCCTGGCGCGGAACCTTGTGCCCCTCGTACTTCTCAGGCACCCAGACCTTCACCAGGAACAGCGCCCCGTCCTCGACCCGGCACGCGGTGAGCGCGGTGTGGTCGTTGGACAGCGAGCCGTCGAACCCGAGCGTGATCCGCTCGCCCTTCCTCAGCGGAGGCAGGTTGATGTCGTGGTTACGGTCCCACTCAGACGGTGCGATCCACGACTCCTCAGTCGCGTTGACCTGGTTGAGGAACTTGCGTCGGGACTCGATGACGTCGTTCTTCGCCGTCAGGACCGACATCAGGATGTCGTCGAGCGGGAGCCAGATCGAGTCTCCGCGGGCGATCTCCAGGCCCTTCATGAGCTGGGCGACCCCGGCCTCGTACCCCTCGGGGTCGTCGGACGGGAACGGGATCTCGGAGACCGGCGTGTCAGCCGGGGCTTCCAAGGCGTCGTAGAGGACGCCGGTGTCGATAGCGTCGCCCGCCAGGATGTCCAGCCAGTTCAGGTAAGACATCTCCGCGACGGTGTCGTCGCCGGGCCGGTGAGCGTTGCAGATCGACAAGGTGCGGGCACCGTCGACCTTGGTCATGTTGCCTTCGATGACCTCGGCCATCTGGTGGCCGTCGTTGACCTCGCCGCCGGGGCCTACTCCCCACCACTGCGTCTCGTTCTGGACGACGAACGTCGGGCGGTTACCCTCCATCGACGCGGGGGACGCGGTAGCGGCTTCTAGCCGGCCGCCGATCTCGGAATAGATGATGAAGCGGTTGACGGACAAGCCGTACTCGGTCTTCAGCTTCTTCGAGACCATGATCGGGAACAGCGAGAACGTGTTCTTCGTCTGGTCCTGGGAGACCGCGGCGATCGTGATCCACGCCGCGTGCCGGGTCTTGCCGACCGGGTTACCGTTGTCGTCGAAGTGCGAGAAGGCGACTGGTCCGCAGAGTTCGGCGAGCGCGAGCGCGCCGATCATCGGGTCCTTTCCCCAGCCCTTCATCCGGCGGAGCGTGCCCTCGCGGTAGGCGTACTTCCCTTGGTCGTCGACCGCGTACCACCAGGCGATGAATCGCGCCTGCTCCAGCGTCGGGACGAACGGGCCGTCGCCAGCGGGGGAGTTGACGTACTCGAACAGCCAGCTGATGATCTGCCAGCCGAGAGTCTTCTCAGGCAGGAACCATGAGCCGTCTTCGTACTGCCGCCAGGTCGGCCCCTGGATATGCGACGGGGCGGGGAGTAGCGACTCCGGGTAGTGAACCGCCACTCCACCTCCTCGTTACGTATCAAGTCACAGAGCGCAGAAAGTCCGTCGCAGGGTCGATGTTGTAGTTCACGTGCGGGCCTGTGCCGCGGATGAAGAACAGACCAGCGTCCAGCACCGCGCGGATCAGCGCGATCAGCTCGAACGTCGGGTTAACCCCGATCTCCAGAAGCTGGCGGAGGATCGAATCCGGACCAGAGAACACCCGGGACATCATCACGACCTTGTAGATCGCGGTCTTCATCTCGCCCGAGTCGCCCTCGCAGTCGGTGTACAGGTCGCCTTTGTGGGCGTAGTTCCTCCACCAGTCCGGGGTGTCAACCATCAGCTGGTCAGCGATACCGTGCGACTTCGCCGAGGGCATCTGACCGCCCGGGTCAGGCCACACCTTGCCAGTCTCGCGCATCGGGTTGCCGAACGTCACGGCTCCGCGCACGTGGTCTTTGACCCAGTGCAATCGTCCGGTCACCGGCTTGATGTGGTACTCCCACAGCTCGGAGGTGACGATCGCACCTTGCGAGTAGCCGATCATCGACAGCCCGTAGCGCTCGATGCGCTGGCGCTCTTCCTCCAGGATGCGGGTGGCCTCGGTGACCCCGTTCGCCACGGACGGCCCCATCGGGAACGCCTGCGCGGTGTACGGTGGGCCTACCGGACGCCACAGGTACACATCCCCGAGACGTCTCGCGACGTCAGCGTCCGGGCCTATCCACCAGGGGACTCCCGTCCCGGAGACGGTGAGTAGTACCGGGCGGGTGTCCTCGGGAGCCGGAATCCCCAGCGCGCGCAGATCGTCGTCGGAGACGATCCCGTCGAGCGGCTGGAACGTCCGGGACTCGTACTCGGTCTGCCACGCCTCAGCCCGCGGGCCGAACTCGTCGGTGTCCGTGGGCAGCGGGCCGTGGATGCGGGCGTACCCTGCGAACCGGGCCGCCATCACCTCGCGCCAGCGGCGCACCGTAGGGTTCCGGTCGCCTAGCTTAAGCGGCATGGAACTTCTGCTCGGCAGCCAGCCACTTCTGGATCTGGACCTGAGCAGCGGTGATGTCCTCGGGCTTGACGCGCTTCAAGATGCGCTTCGCCAGCTCGGGGTTGTTCGTCGGATCGTCGGAGTTCGACACCGCGTACAGCAGCGCGATCGAGACCGGGTCGCCGTAGATCACAGCGAGCTTCTCGACCAGCTGGATATGGACGTTCGCGTCCGTCGACCAGGACAAGCCGGCGATCGTGTCGACCTCGCCCTCGTGCGGCCAGTGCAGCGGAGAGCGGGACTTGCGCTTGTACTTGGCCTGCTGGCGAGCCAGGTCCAGCAACTCGCGCTGTTCAGCGTCGGTTAGAGCAGACAAGAAGTCGTCCTCTTCGTGAAGTAGTTGCAGCAGCGCATCGCCCTGGGCGAGCGCGCGGTTGTAGCGGGCCTGCCGATCCGCGAGGCCGTTGGTGCCTCCGTTGATCCGGCGGGTGACCGTGTTCAGGTCGCGGCGGTCGGACAACTCGTTGATGTCCGGGCGAGCGACCGTCCAGTACCAGGCAGGGCCGATGCCTGCCCACTTCAGGTCAGCGAGCTCGCGGTAGTTCACGACGAAGTAGTCCGGTGCCGGAACCATCCCGAACGCGTACGCCCACTGCGAGAACGATCGGTAGTTGTAGTCCCAGGTGATCTGAATCCACGTCCGACCGATGTACGGCGCGTACCGCCCGTTCTTGGCGATCTCCTCGGTGTACTGGAACGACCCGGACTCATGCCCGATCTGAGCCAGCCACATCGCGATGCGGTTGACGTTCGTGCACTCGGATTCCCGGAGGCCCGAGCGAACCGCGGGCAGGATCTCCGCCGCGCGAGCTTCGCTCAGGCCGGTGGCCGCCGCCAGGATGGGGGCTGCGGACACCGGGGCGCTACCCCTCCGGAAAGTCGAGTAGCCGTCAGCGCGGATCTTGCGCGCGATGAAGTCGGCTGTCTTCGGGTTGCCGTAGGTATCGAAGGTTCCGCCGTTGCGGAGGCTGGCGAGCTGGAAGTGCATCGCATCCTTGGGCGACGACCAGTCGTTGCCCCAGAACACCATGCCCTCGTAGAAGTCGAGTAGCTCTTTGACCCGCGCTTTCTTCGCGGCGTCGAAGCCTGCGTCCGGGACCTGGAACGGGTGGGTGTTCCAGTTCAGATCCATCGCCGTACCACTCAGGTGGTTCGACGACGGGACCGAGTTGGTCGGAGTCCAGCACGCGGAGTCCGCGTCGCGCAGCGGCTCGACGTACGCGTGGAAGTCAGCGGCGAACGCGCGCAGGATCGCGAGAGGCTGGCCCTTGGCGATCTGCAGCGTGACGCTCGTGCCGGGGATCTTCGTCCACTCGCACTCATCGGAGTTGAGCATCGGCCACCCGTTGGACGAGTGGGTCAGCCCGTAGACGACCCTCGGCATCAGCGCTTGAACGGGTTGATGGCGTTGATCAGCTGCTCGGGGAGCCGAGACAAGTCGGGGAACAGCCCGATGATCTTGTCGTCCAGCCGGGACAGATCCGGGATCTTCGCCAGGATCTTATCGTCGAGGTCAGCGAGGTCGGGCATCTTCGCGGTAGCCCGGTCGATGACCTGGTTCAAGAACTCGGGGTGAGCCCGGAGGTAGTCGAAGACCGCCTTCACAAGAGCAGCGGCGAACATGGTGATAAGGCGGTTCATGAAGTCCTTAGTCGGTAGCGGCTTCGATCAGGTCCCACAGGTCGGAGTCCTCTTCTGGGACGTCGATCAACCAGCGGTCCTGGTGGTGCGTCACCCGGACAGGTCCAGGCGGTAAAGTCAGCGCGAGCTCTCCGTTGAACGGCTTCACGCGCACGACGCGGGGCGTGATGATCACGCCGTCCTGCTCGCGCAGGTCGCTGGAGAAAGTCCAGTGCGAATCGTCGGGGCGTCCGGAGATGTCGTGGACGGTAGCGGTAACAGTCGTCATACCGGCCCTTTCGTCAGGTGACCGGATTCATCGGGATAGCGATGCTCGCCCAAGGGCAGGAAGACGAGAGCGTCCCGGAGTAGGTAGCCGCGGCGTTGGAGTCTCGGCCTGTCAGTCCGCCCGCGGTCTGCACCCCGTTGATGCGGCCGGCACCCCCGGACGGCGTGAACGTCACGTTTCCGTTGTTCCAGCCGGTAACCTGGAAGGTGCGGCCGTTGGTCGGCGGGGCCGACACAGAGTGCGACGGGCTGGTGCTGCTACCGGTCGCCGTAGCCGGGGTTCCGAGGCTCGCGACGTTCGCGTACGAGATCGCGTAGGACATGCACCAGTTCGAGCCGTTTTTGTCCAGGACCACGGTCTGCGACCCGCCCGGGGCGCTCGCGAGGGTGTAGACCCTGAGCCAGCCGTTGGAGGACGTGTTGTTGAACGCGATGCCTTGGACCAGGCTCATAGCGTTGCCGCCGTAGGTGACACCTGCCACGGTCTCGTTGCCGAGCAGGTGCGCGACCACGAAGACCCGTGACCCCGCTGTGGCAGAGAACGAGTACGACAAGTCGCCCAGCCCGCCTTGCATCGACGACACCGCGTCGAAGTCAACGGTCGGCGGAGGAGCCGCGGACCAGATCAGGGTGTTGCCCAGGCTGATCTTCTGGATCTCGGTCGAGCCGATCGCGGCTTTCGCGAAAGCCGTCGTGGCAAGTGACATACCTGCCACGGCGACCTCCTATGCAGTCCTGAGATAGATAGTGTTCGAGTCTTTTGTGCCGATCGCGGTGTACTGCGCCTCGGTCCCGACCCAGATCGTCAGCGTACGGGCACCGGAGTTGTCCGAGCCGGCGACGTAGCCGGTAGCCAGCTTCGACAGCGCGATACCCGCACCGGAAGCGACTTTGGCGTTGGTCACCGATCCGTCGGTCGGGGTACGGGTGTCCGACAGCCGGGAGTCGTTACCGACGCACGCGGTCGTCGACGACGTCCCGAACGAGACGTTCAGCGTCCGGCTCGCGGACAGATCCCCGCCACCGGTCAAGCCGGTGCCCGCGGTGATCGTGGTGTCTTTGTCGGCTTTCGCGCCGATCTGCGAGGCGACCGTGGTAGCGAAGTTCGGGTCAACGCCCAGCGCCGCGGCCAGCTCGTTGAGCGTGTTCAGCGTTTCCGGTGCCGAGTCGACCAGTGCGGCGGTGCCGAGAGCCACCCGTGCGTCCACCGCGTCCTCGTCAAGCTTCTCGTCGAGAGCGGTCTGTAGCCCGGTGACGTTGGCGATCGAGTGGGTGTGCGTGCTCGGGGTGAACGTCGTCGGCTTACCGGTGACGTCGTCCCACGCCACGGAGCTCGACTCCGGCGGGTTGTCGGCCAGGTAGTCCGCGATCGCGGCATCGAGGTCGGTGATGTCCTCGGAGGTGTGCGTGTGGGCCTCGGGCGGGAACTCGGACGGCACGTCGATCAGCCCGTCCCAGTCCGCCGCTGGCGGGTGCAGGTCTAGGTAACCGTTGATCGTGTCGGCGATCAGGTCGGCGGTGGAGTCCGGCGGGAACGCGACCGACGAAGCGATCAGCGGCCACAGCGGGGAGTCCTCTTCCGGCACCTCGATGAACCAGCGGTACTCGCCGTAGACGACGATCGCGAAGCCGGGTTCCAGCTCTACGCTCAGTGCGCCGTCCACCGGGTTTACCCGGACCTGCTTCTGGGTGAGGATCGAGCCGTCCTGCTGTCGGAGCACGGTCGAGAACACCCACTGCTGGTTGTCGGGCTGACCGGTGACGTCGCGGACGTCGGCGGTGATCGTGACGGTCATACCGGCCTCTCGTAGTAGTTACATGTCAAGCGGCTGACTCTGCAGGACTCGAACCTGCAACCGGCGGTTTTGGAGACCGCTGCTCTACCAAATTGAGCTAAGAGCCATTGGCTCGGGCGACGGGATCGGCCCGCATCTCCGGGGTTGGACTCCCGGCGTTTTGATTGAAACTACGCCCTCGTATGGGTGAGCCCGTTCGGTCGGTGGAGCTCATACCGGCCAGGGGCGACCGCTCTTGGTTACTGGCTGGTCTCGCCTGCCTGGCAAGTAGGGGCCCGAAGGGAGACTCAACGCTGGGCCTCAGCGTTTCTTGTAACCCTTCGGGCGGAAAGCGCCTACACCGGCCATGCTGGGCCGGGTCAGCACTTGGGGCCCGCCCAGAGGCCTGCGACCGGCGCGCAGCCGCGGTTTGGGCATAGGCGGGGTTTGCAACGGTTCCTGAGCACGAATACCGCCGTCGTCACGGCGGACCGCCTCAGTCGGGACGTTGCGCCCGGGTCTTTAGGCGTCCGGCCCGAACGCTTGGTTCCGGGCCTTTCGCAGCACCTCGATGAAGGTATTGACCTCCCGACGGCTTAGCTGGATCTCGTGGTAGTCGGCGTCGGAGGGGTTCGTAGGACTGTCTCCGAAGAATTTCAGACTCAGGAACACATCCTTGTCCTCAGGGACGGTCAGTAGCCTCGTTCCCGAGGGGGTCGCGTTGCCCCACTTGACGGAGAGGTCCACGCCTGTAGCCCCTTCGTACTTACGGAATCCGTCGTCATCGAGTTCGTCCGAGTAGATGGTATTGGCGTATCTGATATGTTCCTTCGGCATCTCGCCGTCCTTTCGGTATCACACCGGTTACCTGACTGTTAAGCGCCGTCAGGATCGCGCTTGGAAGTGGTGGCAGCCCCAGCGGGGGAGCACCGGAAGGGGAGCGCTCAACCCCGCCGGGGCCGCCGGCTCTAGCTCGACTTCGGCTTACGGAGAGCGCGCTCGAACAGCTCGCCCATCGTCGTCACCGACGCATCCGGGCCGTCTGACTTAGTCCGCTCCACCTCGATCCGAACCCGTCGCCTGTCACCTTCTGAGACCAGAAGAGATGACAGCATCTGATTGACGGCTACTAGCATCTGCGACGAGGGCTTGGAGGATTTCAGGAGCTGGTCGGCGAAGTGGAGGGTGAACTTCGCGTAGTGCCAGTCCGACGGCTGATAAAGCGCGGCTTGCGCCGACTCGGCTAGAGAGTTGTAGAGGTCTCGGACGATCGGGTGAGGATCGGTGAGACCGAGCGGAGGGGACTTCACGGGTCCGGAGACGGGGAGAGTAGTGACCTCTCCGTACTCTTCTTTGTTACGGCGAACCCGCTCGTCTGAGCGGTTCGGGATCGGGCCTCGGGTTCCCATGCTGCCTCCTGGGCTCAGGGACGCCTGGTCCCCTCCTTAATCCATCGCGCGCCAGTGCTCCGCGCGGATACAGTTGCGTTTGTGCCGCTTCCACAGCGGCCGGACGATAAGCTGTTTCTGGAACCACAGAGGCATCCAGGGCCGGTAGACCCATTCCCAGTCATTGAACTTGCATCCGGTGGAGACCTCAGTGATCTTCACGTAAGACCTGAGCACTATCCGACTCATGCCCCTCCTAGTTGCTTCTACGCCCCGGGTGGCGGGGCGGTGGCCGCTTCTTCATCGCGCGCAGCTTCGCGCGCTGAGCGACGCCTTCCATCGCGGACTTCCGCGCATGACACGGCTTGCACGACGCGCGGAGTGGTGACTCCTCGTCGCGGTAGCGGACGTGGTCAACCTCGGTAGCCATCCCTGTGCAGATGTCCGCGTAGCGGATCTGGCAGCGGTGACCAGCCGCCCGCAGAACCTCGCGTCGGATGCGAGGCCAGTCGGCCGGCAGCCGCTCACGGCGGTCAGATGACTCCCAGCCCATCGCCCTCCCTAGTGACATACCTGACAAACGTAACCCGCTGCGGGCCGCCTTCGGGCGGCCCCGGGTTAGTGGTTCTGTTACGTATCTAGTCGTACGTAACGTACCTGGTTACGTAACCACTGGTTCTGTTGGTGAGTGATGCTTACGTAACGTACCTACCCGAACCAACCACTGACCTCGGAGCGGCCCCCATAAGGGCCGCCCTCGGTCTGGTACCTCACTCATCGTTCGGTACCTACCTGGGCGACCGGAGGTCGCTAAAAGGGGGTAGTCTCTCTCCGTTCGACTACCCCGACAAGAACCTATGTCGGGGTGCGGTCGCTCGGCAGAGCCTCGCTCCCTTACCCCTCCATAGGTAAGGAACCTTCCACTTTCGCGTTTCACCCGTAGAATGTGACGCACTTCACACGAATATCTTCCTACGCGGGCGTCAGCCGGCGACGGCTCTGCGGCCGTCTTCGCTTGTCTCCGGTGCTGTCTACCGATCCGCACCGTTCGTCCGTCTACGGGGCTCTCAGGGGGCATTACGGGGCCTTCTAGGCCCGCGCTGTTCCCTCCATCGACTTCCAAACCCGTACACGATCTGGCAGCCGCA